CTACCCGGCGCTCTTCCGAGCCCGATGCTCGGCAAGATCGGACACGGGGCGAAATAGCGCCGCCTCCGCTGCCTCCGCGGCGCGTCTTGCCTGACCGAGACTCGGTGCCGCGTACCGACGGGCGGTCCGAATGTCTCGCCAGCCCATGGCCTGCTGGACGGCGGAGATGTCTAGCCCGGAGTCCAGCAGCATGGTTGCTGCTGTGTGCCGAGCCACGTGCGACCCGGCGCGCGGCAGTCCGGCCTCGGCGAGGATCTGGTACCAGTCGGCCAGGTCGGCGCGAGGGTCGATAGGTCGCCCGTTGGGCTGGCAGAACACCAAACCTTCGTCCCTGTACTCCCTGCCCAAGCTCTCTTTGAGCGTGCCCTGCCGCCACGCGTGCTCGCGCAGTTCCGCCGCGAGAGTCGTTGGCAGCACCACTAGGTCGGTGGCCACCTCGTCGTCGTCGGAGGCCAACCACGTCTTCGGCCGAGTCAGCCTCAGTCCTCCGTTTCTGCGTTGGGGACATCGGGCGGCATGCCGGGTGCATCCGGGCGGGCATGGCTCCGGGCATGGGCGGTGATGCCGGGGGCATCGGTCACCCGGTGTCCGCTCTGGACATCGGAACGGCTGCTGATAGCAGCGTTGCGGGTCGGTGCACCCGTGCGCCCAGCTCGGCTGGCAATTTTCGCGTCGGCAAAACTGAGCTGCGCATTTCATCGGGTCTGGGCAACCGTGTTGCCATTTTAGCCGCTGCAACTGCCAGTCCTTCGCAATCGCGCCCGCGTCCATGTCAACGCACGGCCACGTAAGCCCCAACGCTTCGCCTTGTCGGGGTCCGATTGAGAGACCTACTTTCCATCGCAATGCGGTCGGCCGACGTTCGATCGCAGCAATCAGGCTACGAGCCTGCTCGACAGTCAAGGGCTTCCTTCTGCGTCCCTTCGTGCTGCCAGGGTTCCCGCGAATCGCAGCGACGTTTCGGTGCACCAGGTCACGCGCCATTGCGATCTTCAAGCCACGGCGAATGATCGCATGAACCTTGAGTAGATACGTTGGGGCGACGTGGGGCCGCATCTTCGTATACAAGGCGTCAAGGTTCGCCGCAGTTAGCTCGTCGATAGCAACATCGCCGATTGCTGGAAAGATCCACGTTGTGCAGGCCGACAGGTACGCATCTACGGTGCGGGGGGCGAGTGGCCTTTCCAGCGTCGAATGTAGATTGGTTAGCCATTCGGTGAACCACTTTCGGACAGTCGGCGTCCGGCCCGCTGCAATAGGGATCTTCTTGTCGGCCTTTTCCTGTAGCTTCCGGATATCTGCCTTGATGGCGTCAGGGGTCTTCCCGTACACGCTTTTGCGGTCGTAGCTGCCGTCGGCGCGTTTACCGACGGTCACCTTTCCCTCGTAGCGCTTTCGTTGGTCGCTCCAGGTGACAGAAATGCCACGATGCGAGAACCCCGGACGCCCAGCCTTGCTGGGCATGATGTGTCCTTCGAGTTAGCTGGCGGCGCCGCGTCGTCGGGTGCGCTTCAGTGGCCGCTCGCGCTGGATCGGGCGGTCCGCGAGTTGGCGGAGTGTCTCGCGGATGAACTCGCGCTCGAACTCGCTCACGTTTGGATCGCTGAGTTTGCGCATGAGCATTTGTAGGTCGGCGTCCATCGGGATCGGTTCTGGCTGGGCGCGTAGCTCGCTCTTGCCGGGCCACAAAATAGTGAACGCGGCGGCCGACGGGATGTCGAGTGCGTCGCAGAACGCCAGTACCTGCTCTGGGTTCGGCAGGTCCTTGCCGTCGCCCTTGGCCCACCGGTAGATCGTGGGGTTGCCGATACCGGCCATCTTGGCGATGTCGACTACACCCAGACCGCGAACGTCCTTGGCTTGCGCCAGGACGCGTCGGACCCACTTCGCGAAGGCGTCTCTACGCACCTCAACCGGTGGGGCCATGGGTCCAACATACGGCTCACGCGTGGAGACGATTCCCTGCTCGTGACGCATTCTCCATGTACGTCGACGCGGTCGGCCGCGCGCGACCGACCTTCGGAACACATACGAATACGAGTACGCCATGGTCCAACGGTAGGCCAGGCGGACCGTGAGGAGAATCAACCGAACGTATGAGCTTCTTCATGCACGCAGATGGGCTACGGTGTCTTCATGCATGAAGAAACTCCCTCCGAGTCCATCACACGTGAAGACGTGGGTGAGCCCCGGCTGGTGTCGGTCGAGACGACGCAGTACCTACTCGGCAAGCTCACCTATCGGCAGATCGGCCTCATGGTGAAGCGCGGTGAGCTGCGCTCCTGCAAGATTGGCCGGCGCCGGATGATCGAAGCCGCCTCCATCGATGAGTACATCGACGCCAAACTGGCTCAGGCCCGTAGCCTCAAACAGCGGCGCAAGGCGGCGGCATGACCCATCCGCCTGGCCAGCCCGGAGGAGGCAACGGAAGCGGTGGCGGCACCACCGGCCCCGGCCGCGTCGCGACCTTTGAATTCGGTGACCTGCCGTTGCGGACGGTCACGGTTGGCGGCGATCCGTGGTTCGTCGCTGTCGACGTGTGTAGGGCACTGGAGATCGGCAACCCGCGCCAAGCGGTGAGCTACCTCGACGACGACGAGGTGCGGCAGGCACCCGTCACTACTGATGACGGGTCGGGCCGGGTGCTCATGACGAACGTCGTCAGCGAGGCCGGGCTGTACTCACTGATCCTCCGTAGTCGCAAGCCGGAGGCGAAGGCATTCAAGCGCTGGGTGACCCACGACGTGTTGCCCGCGATTCGGGCGACGGGCCGGTACGAGTCGGTGCCGGCGGTGCCGCAGTCGTACGCGGATGCGTTGCAGCTTGCCGCGGATCAGGCCCGGCAGCTTGACGCGCAGGCCGCCGAGTTGGCGGAGGCCGCGCCGAAGGCCCAGTCGTGGGATGTTCTCGCGGCGGCCGACGGTGACTGGTCTGTGCGGGACGCGGCGAAGGTCCTGTCGCGCGATCCCAACCTGAACGTGGGGGAGCGGCGGCTGTTCACGGTCCTCGGCGAGCAGCAGTGGATCTATCGGCAGCGCGGGGACGGCCGTTGGCGGCCGTACCAGCGGGCGATCGAGTCGGGCTGGCTGTCTGAGCTGCCCGCCTCGCACTACCACCCGCGTACCGGTGAGCTGGTGCTCGATACGCCTCAGGTGCGGGTCACCACGAAGGGTCTGCATCTGCTGCACCGCCGGCTTGGCGGTACGCAGCCGTTGCGGACGCATGAGCAGACGGCGCTGATCCAGTGACCGCCGCCGCTCTGCTGGCCCGCGCGGTCGCCCAGATCGCGGCCGGTCTGGCGCTGGTCGCCGTGGGTCTCACCGCGCCACCGGTGCCGCCGGCCTCGGACCCGAGTCCGGGCATGGAGTGGCGTGTGGCCACCGACGCCGAATCGCAGGAGTGGCAGCGACAGCACCTGTTCGACCTCATCGACGAGGCGCGCGCCAAGCAGTAAGTGAGCCCCCCGCCGACCGCAGATCGGCTGAGGGGCTCGACATCCGCACCAACCAACCGCCAGAAGGAGAAGCAAGTGCAGATGGACACCGATGGTACCGACCGCCCCGGCTTCGCCGCCGAGCTGCTGACCTGGGACGTCAGGGCCGGTGACCTGACCGCCGGCGCGACCGTCCTCTACGAGGGCGAGCCCTTGACCGTGTCACGTGTCCGCCGTGACGAGGACGGGACTGTCCTGGTCACGATGGATGGCATCGCCGGTGAGGAACCGTTCAACGTCGATGAAACTGTCACCGTCCTCGACTGGGATGGCTGGCCGGCGCCGCTGGCCGAGCCGGACTACTGGCTGGCCCTCGCTGCCGACCTGCGTGCGGTGGCTGACCGGGTGGCCTCTCTCGCCGGCACGCCGGCCCCCGAGGTGAGCGCGAGCCTGTACCTGCATGTCGGGCCGTTCATGGAGCGGGGTAGCGGGGAACGCCGTCCTGTGGTGAACGCTATCGCGTCTGCCCTCGGCGGGACGCCGGTAGATGTGTCGGTGTCGTCCGTCTGGGAGTGCCGGGCGAATGTCACGGTCGGCGCGCTGGGCGTCACCGCGTGGACCCGGATTCCCGCGCCGGAGGACGCGGAGACGGCGGCGCTGCGGGCCGAGGTGGCGGCGCTGCGCGCCCAGCTCGCCGAGGGCGGTGCCCGGTGAGCGCCTCGACGGTGCTGCCGCCGCACGCGTCGGCCGCCGATGTCCTCGCCGCCGCCGCCGACGTCATGGACCGGCGTGGTAAATGCGTGGACGACTACACCGACGAGCACGGCCGGGTGTGCGCGCTGGGGGCGCTGTGCCTGGTGACTCTCGGCCGCGCCACGCCACCGGATCCGGACATCATCACCCCTGTCGATCAGGAGGAGGCGTACCTCGCCGCCGAGCGGGCGCTGCGCCGTTGGCTGGGGGGTGGCTGGGGGGTGGCCATCTCCATGTGGAGTGACACCCACAGCCAGCAGGAGGTGGTTGCTGGTCTGCGGGCCGCCGCCGAGCATGCCCGGACGGTGACGGCATGAGCGCCCTGGACCCCGCCGACCCGGTGGACGCGGTGGTGCTGCGGCACGCCGAGTGGCACGCCGGCCAGCCGGCCAAGACCACGTGGCCGCTCATGGCCGACGCCGCCGCCGAGCCGATCACCGTCGAGGACCCGCTGTGTGGGCACCTGCCCGGGGAGCCCCACGACGGCGAGGTGTGCACCTACTGGCGGGGGGTCGCCCGAGGCGAGTACCCGCCGCCGGAGGCCTACATGGAGCCGGTGACGTTGCCGCCGCACTGCCCCGGCCTGGTGCCGCTGACTGATCCGGCTCTGCGGGAGGTGGTCTGACATGGCACGTCACGAGCAGACCCACTCCGGCCCCGGGGTGTGCCCCGGCTGCCTGACCGTTCCCGGCCGGACCCATGGCCCGGCGTGTCCGGCGGTGGAGGGTGCCCGGCACGCTGCCGCGCCGCACGCGGACACCGTGCGGATCGTCTCTGCCCTGCTGGTCGGGGTGCCTCTCGGTGCCGCCATCTACATCGTGGCCGCCCTGCTGATCTGGAGCCTGACGTGAAGAGCTTGCTTGATGTCCTGACTGCCGACCGCGTTCTGCCTGCCGGCTGCGACCGGTGGGGGATTTGCACCGTCCACCCTGATCTGCGCTCACGGGACGGCTACCGGTGGCCGTATCCGGGTAACTGGGCCGAGGCGCCGGGGCCGATCGACGTCGACAACACCGGTGAGTGCCCGACTGAGGTCGGAGACGGTATCTGTCTGGCGCGGACGTGGGCCGCTATGGCGTCCGCCAGTGTGCCGGCAGTGACCCTGCTGCTGTGTGCCTGGTCGACCGTTGACCTGCTCTCCGACTCTAGTAAGGATAAGTGGCGGCTGCGCCGGGCGTGTGTCATGGACCTCGTGGACGGCGCGCGTCTGGTCCGCGAACACGGGCGCAACGCGAACCTTCAGAACACGAACCTGCGGAGTGCGGACCTTCAGGGCGCGAACCTGTGGGGCGCGGACCTTCAGGGCGCGAACCTGTGGGGCGCGGACCTTCAGGGCGCGAACCTTCAGGGCGCGAACCTGTGGAGCGCGAACCTGCGGGGCGCGAACCTGCGGAGTGCGGACCTGGAGAACGCGAACCTTCAGGGCGCGAACCTGTGGAGCGCGAACCTGCGGAACGCGAACCTGTGGAGCGCGAACCTTCAGAACACGAACCTGGAGAACGCGAACCTGCGGGGCGCGCACCTGAAGGGCACGAACCTGTGGAGCGCGAACCTGCGGGGCGCGAACCTGTGATGACCACTGACGACATCGTGCGGGAGCTGGGCGCCGCCCTCGACGCGGCCGATCGTGAGCGGGCCCGCCTCGAAGACGAGCTGGACATCGCCACGGCCGCCTATGAGCGGCGTACCCGGCAGCTCGGCCGCGCCCGGCGTGGCCGGCAGCTTGGCCAGTGGCGGGGCCTGTCTCAACGTCTGTCCGCCGGCCTGCGGCAGGCTTACGCCGCCCGGGACCAGGCGATCAGCACCTCCCAGCGGCTGCGGATGGGCTTGGTGGCTGCGCGGGAGCGGCTCGCCGGCCGTGAGGGGGCGGGGCGGTGATCCCGACCATCTGGCGGGGCTGGCTACCTGCCCCGCGCGCCCTGCCCCTGCCCCGGCCGGGCCAGGCCGAGGTCCGGGCGGCTGGCCGGCACCGGCGCACGCCGGGGGATCTGCCCCGGGTGTCGCGAGTACGGACCGTCTGGCGGCACCGCTACCCGACGGCGAGGCCGCGGTGAGGGCCGGGCGGTGGGCGGATGTCGCCGCCGCGACCCAGGCCGCGATCACCGGCGGGCGGCCGTGTGCTGGCGGGTGCCGGTGGCCGGTGCATCCCGCCGCCACGGCCGGGCCTGGTGGGGAGCCCGGCGTGTTTGACCGGCATCCCGGGTGTGAGCCCGGCGGACGGGAGCTGCGAGCAGTGCCCCGGTTGCGCCCGTATCGATCTCAGTCCAAGCGCCCGCAGTCATACCGAGAGGTGAGAACCGCGTGAACTTTACCTTCGCCCCGGCCACCAAGAGTCAGGCCAAGGCCCGGATCGCCTTTGCTGGCCCGTCCGGCAGCGGCAAAACCTACACCAGTTTGATCACCGCTACTGCGTTGGGTGAGCGTGTCGCCGTCATCGACACCGAGCGTGGCAGCGCCTCCAAGTACGCCGACGAGTTCGCCTTCGACACCCTGCACATGCACACCTATGACCCGCGGCAACTCGTTCGGGCTCTCGCCGCGGCGGGGGAAGCCGGCTACGACGCCGTGGTTGTCGACAGCCTTTCCCACTTCTGGATGGGTGTCGGCGGAATGCTGGAGCAGGTCGACGCCGCCGCGAAGCGCTCCGGTGGCGGTAACACGTTCGCCGGGTGGAAAGAGGCCCGGCCGATGGAGCGGCAGATGGTCGACGCTCTGCTCGCCTACCCGGGCCACGTCGTGGTCACCATGCGCACCAAAACCGAGTACGTGGTTGAGGAGAACGACCGGGGTAAGAAGATCCCCCGCAAGATCGGTACCAAGCCGGAGCAACGCGACGGCATCGAGTACGAGTTCGACATTGTCGGTGACCTCGACCTGGACAACACCCTCGTCGTGGCCAAGTCCCGGTGCAAGCCGCTGGCTAAGGCGGTCATCCGTGAACCTGACGCCGGGTTCGGCAAGCAGGTCCTCGACTGGCTCACCGACGGCGCCGACCCGGGGATGAGCGTCATGGAGGTGCGCCGTCAGGCTCTCGACCCGGCTACCGGGTTCGACGAACTGGGCGCCCTGTACAAGGCCGAAGACGGCCGCGGCAGACTCGGCGCCGCGGTAGCCGACGAGGACGGCGAGCCCACCACTCTCGGCGCGTTGCTGGCCCGCCTGGGAAACGCCCGCAAACCGAAAGCCGCCACCTGATGGCCACCATCAGCGCAGCGTCGGCGCGGCTGCGGTGTCCCCGCTGCGGCAAAGCCCTCCACGTCAACTCCGACGGGTTCACCGACGAGCAGCGGTGCCTCAACTGCGGCTACGCCGACACCGTCCGGGCCGCCCGGTCGGACCGGGTCACCCGGCCTGAGGTTCGCCGGCTCGCCGGCGACGCCCGACGGCTGCTGCTCGCGCCCTCCTGCTACGGCCGGCGGCATCGCCGCTGCGTCGCGTCCGGCTGCGAATGCCCATGCCACACCGACCAGAAAGGACAACCGTGAGCCTGCCCACCATCACCGGCGTTGCCCGTCTCACCGACGATCCCGAGTTGCGCTACAGCCCGTCCGGTGTGGCGGTCTGCAAGGTCCGCCTGGCCTTCAACAGCCGCAAAAAGGACGAGAACGGGCAGTGGGTCGACGGCGACACCTTCTTCGTTGACGGCTCCGTGTTCCGGCAGGAAGCCGAGAACGTCGCCGAGTCCCTCACCCGCGGCCTGGAGGTCGTCGTCACGGGCCGGCTCAAGACCCGCCGGTACGAGACCAAGGACGGCGACAAACGCTCCGTGGTGGAACTGATGGTCGACGGCATCGGCCCGACCCTGAAGTTCGCCGCCGCCCACGTGAAGAAACTCAGCCGGGCCAGCAGCGGCAACGCTCCTTCGGGTGGGGCGGCCGACGACCCGTGGACCACCGGCGGCACCGCCATCACCCGCACCGACGAAGCGCCCTTCTAGCCCNCCCCCNCCCCCNCCCCCGCCCCGCCCGGACAGGCCGGCACCGCGTATCGAGCGCGCGACGGGGCACCACAACCCGACACGCACACGATCAACCCCTGGGGGACCTGAATGAGCAGCACCACCCCGGCCGCCGCCGACACCCTCAACGTCTGCGACGCCATGCAGGACCCCACACGCCGCACATACAGCCGCGGTGAGGTCGCCTACCTGCTGCATTTGGCCTACCTCGCCGGGCAGACCGCCGCCGTCGACGAGCAGGTGGCCCGGATGGTCTGCAACTGGGACGACCGGGCGCACCTGAGAGCGACCTACGAGCAGCGTGTCGCCGCCGAGCTGGCCGACATGGACGCCGCCGCCCGCGCCCGCGCCGCACGCGACGGCCGCCCCTACCGCGTCCACCCGGGCGGGCCGGTGGACTGGGAGACCGGCCGTCCGGTCCGGCACCTCGAGGTGGCCGCGTGACCGTGGATCTGTGGGAAGGCATGGACGTGGAGGCCCCACGAGTGCCGAACCCGTTCGATGCGGGCACACCGGAGCATGAGGCGTGGCAGCGGCAGGAGGACGAGGCCCGCGCCCAGGTCCGCGCCGCCCGCGAGAAGCAGCGCCTGACCGAGGAGGCCGACCGGGAGTATCTGCGGCTTCGGGCGCGCCAGCTCGCCGAGCAGCGGGCCCGCGAGGAGCAGGCCGCTCTGGACAAGGCCCACGCCGACGACGTCGCCCGCGTGCACGATGGCGCGAGTTTCCTGCTCGACCTGCCGGCAACGCCTCCCGCGCTGTGGGGTGAGGGTGAGGACATCCTGTGGGCGCGCGGTGAGGCGTTGATGGTCGCCGGGCCGCAGGGGGTCGGGAAGACCACCGTCGCCGGGCAGCTGCTACGCGCGGCCGTCGGAATCAGCGGTGATGTGCTCGGCTACCCCGTCACGCCGTGCGACCGGCGGGTGCTGTACCTGGCCATGGACCGGCCCGAGCAGGCCCGCCGCAGCCTCGCCCGCATGTTCGTCGGCGCCGAGCAGGAGGTGGGGCGCCGCTACCTGGCCGAGATGCTGCGGTTCTGGTCGGGGCCCCCGCCGGCTGACTTCGCCGCTGACCCGGAGGTGCTGCTGCGGCTGGCCCGGCAGCACGACGCGGATGTGGTGTTCGTCGACAGTCTGAAAGACGCCACGGTTGGTCTGTCCAAGGACGAGGTCGGGGCCGGCTACAACCGGGCTCGGCAGCTTGCCCTCGCGGAGGGTGTGCAGCTGGTGGAGCTGCATCACACCGTGAAGAACGGCATCGACGGCGGCAAGCCGAACAACATCAACGGTATCTACGGGTCGACGTGGCTCACCTCGGGCGCCGGGTCGGTGGTGCTGCTGTGGGGTGAGCCGGGCGACCCGGTTGTGGACTTCGTGCATCTGAAGCAGCCCATGAACGAGGTCGGCCCGTTGAAGGTCATCCACAACCGGGAGACCGGGTTGTCGGAGGTCTACCACGACGAGGACACCGACGTGGTGGCGCTGGCCCGTAGGTGCGCGGGCACCGGTGTGTCGGCCATGGAGGCGGCGCGGTGTCAGTTCTCGACGGAGAAGCCGAGTCGGGCGCAGGTGGAGAAGGCCCGGCGGAAGTTGCGTGAGCTGGTGAAGCAGGGCGTGTTGACCGAGCGCGCTGCGGCTCAGGGGCAGGGCGGTCGGGGTCATGGGGACAGGTGGTTTCCGGTGGCTCCGGCGTCGTGGATGGGTGAGGAGGGAGCCACCGATGACCAACACCAGTAGTGACGACCCGCGCACGGTAGGTGCCGAAGAAAGTCACGGAGAAAGTCACGCGTCGATGTCTGACCGAAAGTCACGAAGAAAGTCACACATCGATGCGACGAGCGAGTTTACGCAGGTCAGAAAGTCACGCGAGCCCACACAGAAAGTCACGCGGCCCCTCCCTCGGAAAGTCACGTTTTCTGGCCTTCCTTTAGGGAGGCCAGAACGTGACTCCGAGAGGGGGGAGATCAACAAAAACCCGGTCCGCGACGGCCAACCCGAACCCGTCGAACCCCTCGCCGAAGCCGTCCTGGACGACCTCGCCGCCCGCCGAGCCGAAGCCCTCAACCGGCTCCGCCGCCAACAACCCGCCATCCGCCGGAAGGACCAGACGTGACCCGTCCCCGCGACATCGGCACCCGAGCCGAAACCGCCGTCGTCCGCTACCTCCAGCCGCACGGCTGGCCACACGCCGAACGGCGCAGCCTCCGCGGCGCCCACGACGCCGGAGACATCACCGGCACCCCCGGCATCTGCTGGGAGATCAAAGGCGGCGACGCGGCCCGAACCGCCTCCGACCTCACCATCGGCCGCTGGATGCTCGAACTCGCCGTTGAAGTCACCAACGCCCACGCCAACGTCGGCGTCCTGGTCGTGCAACGCGCCGGGATCGGCCCCGCCAACGCCGGCCGCTGGTGGGCCGTCATGCCCGCCCATCAGGCCATCGCACTCGCCACAGGCGTTGAGCCGGCACTGCGGATGCACTGGCCCGTGCGGATGCTGCTCGCCGACGCCGCCACCCTCCTGCACGCCGCCGGCTACGGCCAACCCCAACCCACCGCCGCCTGAGGAACCCGCCGCCATGCCTGAGATCCGCACCGTCCACACCGCCCGCACCGCCCACGACTGCCAGGCAGAGCCCTGCGCGAACACCATCCGGCCCGGCGACCGGTACCTCGCCGCCGCCCTGCCACCAGGCGACGAGCATGTCGGCAACGAGCACTGGGGGCGGCTGAAGGTCTGCGAGCCCTGCGCCACCCGCTGGGGTCAAACCCTCGACGAGCAGGCCACCCCACGCCGACCGCGCCGGCACAGCCGAGGCCAGATCGCCGCCACCCCCGCCGCCTGAGGAGACCGTCATGACCCAGCCCACGCCATGCGACTGGTGCCGCAAACCCGGCGCCACACACACCGCCAAGGAGCAACTGCGGGCGGTGACCCGATGACCGTCTACGTCGATAACTTCCGTCGCTCAGCCCGCGTCGGCCGTAATTCCGAACGCTGGTCCCACCTCACCGCCGACACCGTGCAGGAGCTACACGAGTTCGCCGCCAAGCTCGGTCTGCACCGCGACTGGTTCCAAACCTGCAAGCAGAAGTGCGCCCCAACGGCGCCGGGATCAGCGCGGTACGGCGGCAGCGAACGCCTCCACCCCTGCCGCCTCATCACCGGCGACAGCCCACCTGCTACCGGTGGCCGTGACGCTACCGATCCCAGCCATATGGCTCACCCACTCGTCGCGCTCGCCCTCGTCGGCAAAAACCGCCGCCGCCACCTCGTGGCCGTCGATGGTGCACATCCCCACTTCGTGGACACCCGGCTCCTCGGCGATCACCTGCCCGCCCTCACACCCGGCGGACCACATCAACGACACAACCCCGAGCACGGTCTGGTGCGCCGCTGGGGTCGGAGGCCGAGGCCCCCACACCGTGCTCGGCGTAGGCCTGCCCTGGACAGCGACGACGATCAGCCACGTGGCCGCCAGGCCCACGATGACCCCGACAACCGAGGCCGTCACGCGTCGGACCACCGGCACCTCCACCCATCCACACGGACCCATCGCACCGTACTGGCGGTAGTCAACATGCCACCTACGCCCGTCGTTGCTGTGGACCCTCGCCGAAAGGTCGCCCCGTGACACCGCACCACCTGCACGCCACCGCCGCCGCCTGGTCCATCCACACCGCCAGACAGCACCTCGACGCGCTCGCTGCCGCCGAGGCCCGGCACCGAGGTGACACTCTCACCGCCGCCGCACCGATCCTGCGTAGCCCCATCCACGGCACCATCCACGCCATCGGCGGCCATGCCGACCCGGTGGCCACGCTGACCGCCGACCGGTCCCCACCGCGCACCCAGACGTGGGCGCAGCGGATCCAACGCCTAGACGGCCGGCTGACGTGGCTCGCCGGCATGTATCGGCTCCAGGCCGGGCGCGACCCGCTGGAGCGTGTCCTCCACGCCCTACCCGGCCTCACCCTGCCGCCCCGCGCCCTCGGCATGCTCGCCCTTCACCTCGCCGACGAGGACGACCTGGCCCGCGGCTGGCTCAATCAGCCGCCCTACCGCATGCGTATACCCGGCGACTGCCTCGGCTGCCGGCAACGCTCCCTGGAGGCGACCACCGTCGGACCCGCCGCCGCCCGTACCGTCGTATGCGCCGCCGACTGCCGGCACACCCCCGGCTGCCGATGCCCCGGGGGCGTGGAGGGCGTACGGCACATCTGGCCGCTCGGCACGGTCACGGGAGGCGCACCGTGACCTGCCGACACTGCCGCTCCCGCCTCACCCCCGCCGGCCGCTGCCCCGGCGACACCCCACTCACCCGTGACCGCTACGGCACCGCCGCGCAGATCGCCCACGCCCTCGGCCCCGACATCACCGCCGCCCGCGTGCGTGACTGGGCCCGACGTTCCCGCGACCCCAACGACCCGCTACACGGGCGGGTCACCACCTGGCACATACCCGGACGAGCACGCGGCACCACCTGGTACGACCACCAGGAACTGTCGACTGTCGAGCGGGACACCCGCCTCACCGTCGAGGGTCGCGGCGGGCCAACACGCGGCCAGCAAGGCGAGTTGACGCAAGCCGCCTGACCACGCCATCATGGTCATCACACATTCACCGCATAGGCGGAGTGTGCCCAAAGCCCGGTCGACCACTCAGTGGCGCCGGGCTTTCGCGTACCCAGGACCGGGACGCGACCACAGGGGCGCGGGCAGGTCACAGGCTGGGATGGCCTGCCCGCACCCCCGCTGACCGGGGGCGCTCGCATCAGGGGGTGGGCTGTCAATGGCACGGGGGCTCACTACCACTCAGCGGGGCTACGGCTGGGACCATCAGCAGGCGCGCACGAAAGCTCTGGCGGAGCTGCGTGACGGTCAGTCCTGTACCCGGTGCGGCCGGCCAATGTGGCGGGCGGAGGCCGCGCTGCTGGACTTGGACCACGACGATGACCGGACCACCTACCGCGGGCTGGCCCACCGTGGATGCAACCGGTCCGCAGGGCAGGCCACCGCCCACATGCGCGCACGACGCGAACGCAACCCCGACAACGTGGTGGTCAACTCCCGTAGGTGGTGACCCAGGGTGCAGGCCGGGGGTGGGGTCGTCACGGACAGTTGCCTTTGCTGACCCAACGCCTTTCGTCAGGCGTCTCTCCCCCCGCGCCATTGACCTGCACGGAACGTGATTGACAGGACGGGGCTGTGGCTACTTCGACGGAACGGTCCCGCCGGCTGCGTAAGCACAGGTCAGGTGATCATTCGCTGTGTCTGCCGGGGCGGGGTTGCAACGCAACTGGTGCGACGGCAACGCCGCACGCAACGCCTGTTGCGCAGGAGGGGCCGCGGGCGCCTCGTCTGCGGGCGCGTGGTCGGCGGATGTGGGATCAGCTTGTCGGCGACGGCGACCCGGTTGAGGTGGTGGTGCTGGTGGAGGAGATCTGCCGGTGCGCGGACCGGCTGGACCGGTTGGACGCGATCGTGAACGGCCGTGACCGGGCGTGGTTGACGTTGGAGGTCGACGACGCGGGTGAGGTGACCGTGGTCGTGGACAAGGTGCTTACCGAGGCCCGGCAGCAGCAGACCACGCTCAAGGCGTTGCTGGCGGAGCTGCGGGCAATGCGCAAACCGGAGCTGCGGACGTCAGGCCGCGCTGGTCGCGCGCCGGAGAAGAGCACGGGAGGTGCTGCTGGTGGCGTCGGTGGCGTCGCGGACCTCGCCGCTCGGATTGCCGCTCGGCGCGCTCAAACCGCGGGTTGAGACCTATCCCGACTATGTGACCAGCTTCGGGCCGGAAGCTGCTGACCTGATGACGAAGGCTGGGCGTCCTTTGGATGACTGGCAGGGCGACTCGGTCACGTTGACGCTGGCCGTCCGTGATGACGGTAAATGGACGTGCTTCGAGTATTGCGAGTGGGTGTGCCGGCAGCAGGGTAAGGGCGCGATTCTCGAAGCCCGTGCGCTGACAGGGTTCCTCCTGCTCGGCGAAGAGCTGATTATGTGGTCGGCGCACGAGTACAAGACCGCGATGGAGGCGTTCCGCCGAGTCAAGGCATTGATCAAGGCTCTCGGCTCGATGGTTGGCGACAACGAGAATTTGTGGCTGGTTGATGGAGTCGGCGTTGATGAGGCCGGCGTGCCGTGTGAGAAGCAGTTCGTTGTCAAAATCAACAACACGAACGGCGAGGAAGGTTTCGAGCGTCTTGATACCGAAGCCCGTATCAAGTTCATTGCCCGTAGTAAAGGCTCTGGGCGTGGCTTCTCGGGTGACCTGAACATCATCGACGAAACGTTCGCCTACACACCGGAGCAGCACAGCGCGCTGCTCTACACGGTGAGTGCCCGACCGAACCCGCAGTTCATCTATACCAGCTCACCGCCGCTGACTGGGGACTCCGGTGCGATCATGTTCGCTTTACGGCGTCGCGGTGACCCGACTGTTCGACGTGCTGATGATGAGTCTTGGGAGCTGGATCCCGCGCTCGGCTACCGCGACTGGGGCATCGCTGGTGATCTGGATCATGTCGACGATGTTGACCTTGATGACATGGAGTTGGCCGCGGCGTCGAATCCGGCTCTTGGCATCCAGCGCGCGAACGGCTCGGGGCTGACTCACGAGACGGTCCTGCGGGAGCGTCGCGCGACGCTGGCCGATCCAGCCGGCTTTGCTCGGGAGCGGCTCGGCATCTGGCCCCGTCAGACCAGTGACGGCGCCCCTAAGTGGCAGGTCATTTCCGAGGCCGCGTGGCTGGCGCGGCGTAACCCGGACTCGCAGCTCGACGGGCGGCCGGCGTTCGGCGTGTACGTGCCGCCGGATAGGTCCTCGGCCGCGATCGGCGCGGCCGGGACGTCTGCTCTCGGGGGCCGGCACATCGAGGTGACCGGCCGTGATGGGGTGCTCGACTACCGCCCGGGTACCGGGTGGGTGGTGGCCCGGCTCCAGGAGTTGGAGCGGCATCGACCGTCCGTGGTGGTGATTGATGACAAGGCGCTCGCTGATGAGGCGGAGGCGGCCGGGCTGACCGTGCACCGCGCCACACCGGGTGATGTGGTCACCGGCTGCCAGTTGTTCTACGACGGGGTGGCCGGCCCGGACGTTCAGGCCCGGGACATCTGGCACATCGGCCAGAAAGAGGCCGATGACGCCGTTGAGGGCGCGGTGAAGCGTGATGTGGGCGGTTCGTGGGCGTGGGCGCGGCGGGACTTGGCGGTGGATGTGACCCCGCTGGCCGCGGTCAGCCTGGCCTTGTTTGGGCATTGCACGCCGCGGGTGCATCGGCCGGCTTCGCGGATTCCGCTGGCGGCGTCCGTCTGACATGGAGGAGGCCCGGTGACGGTGCTGGAGTACACGAGCGTTGCCCCGGTGGATCGGGTAGATCGGATTACCGCGCAGGCTCGCGCCTGGCCGGCGGGGCGGACGCTGTTGGCGTTGCTCGCCGCCGTGCTGGTTGGTGTCGGTCGGGTGGCGTTCGCCGCGTCGGCGGCGCTGTGGCTGGTGGTGACGTGGTGCGCGGCGGCGGTGCGTGTGGGCTGGGATGACGCTCGGAGCGCTCGGCAGCGCGCCGTCGACGAGGCAGTGAGGCGCACTGATGGCCTCGATGCTTGACCGGGTGACGGCCCGGCACCAGGCGATGCGCCAGTCGGACAACCTGAAGGCGTGGTCGCAGCCGCCGTTGTGGCGGCTGGAGCAGCTGCGGCATGCACTGCTGGGCGGGTCCGCGCCCGATCGGGAACGCGTTGAGCACGAGTTCGAGGGGTACGTCGCTGGCGCGGGTAAGGGCAACGGGGTTGTGTTCGCCTGCTGCTACGCGCGTCTGCGGGTGTTCGTCGATGTGCAGTTCTTGTGGCGGGACCGCGGCGGTGATGGACAGCTCGGCTCGCCGTATGACTCGCCGGATCTGGCGCGGCTGCGCCGGCCCTGGCCGACAGGCACGTTGTCGAATCTGTTGGCGTGGATGGAGGTCGACGCCACCTACGCCGGTAACGCGTATGTGACGTGGTGCGACGATCAGGGGCGGTTTGGTCGGGCGGCGCGGGGGCCGGGGCTGCGGCTGACTCGGATGCGGCCTGACTGGGTGACGCTGATCATCGGGTCGCACTCGGATGATCCGTACGCGATGGACGCCCAGGTGGTCGGCGTGCTCTACGAGCCTGCCCTGTCGGGGTTCGGTGGCAGTGTCAAAGCGTCACCGGTGCTGCTCACGCCTGGCGAGGTGTGTCACTACTCGCCCGTGCCGGATCCGCAGGCACGGTTTCGTGGCATGTCCTGGCTGACGCCGGTGCTGCGGGAGATCGGCGCGGACCTGGCGGCCACGGAGCACAAGACCAAGTTCTTCGAGAACGGCGCCGCGTTGAGCACGGTGGTCAGTCTTGATAAGGACGTCACGCCGGAGCAGTTTGCCGAGTTCGTGGAGATGTTCAAAGCTCAGCATGAGGGCACCCGTAACGCCTACCGGACGTTCTTCTTTGGTGGCGGCGCGGATGTGACGATGCGCGGCGTCGACCTGAAACAGCTCGATTTCAAGGCCGTGCAGGGCGGCGGGGAAACCCGGATCGCGGCGGCGGCGGGTGTGCACCCGGTGGTCGTCGGCCTGTCCGAGGGCCTGTCCGGATCGTCGCTGAACGCCGGGAACTACCAGGCGGCGCGGCGCAACGTCGGTGACGGCACGCTGCGGCATCTGTGGGGTGAGGCCGCGGCGAGTCTGGAGACGCTGTTTCGGCGGCCGTCGGTGTCGGCGGAGCTGCGCCCGGACACCCGTGAGACCGCGTTCGTGCGTGAGGACGCTAAGGACGTGGCGTCGATTCAGCAGACGCGCGCGTCGGCGTTGCGGGCGCTGGTGGATGCCGGGTGGGATCCCGACGCGGCCATCGAGTACCTGCGCACCGACGACCTTGGTCGTCTTCTCGGCCGGCACAGCGGCTTGTACAGCGTCCAGTTGCAGCCGCCGCTACCCGCGGGCCATCAGGAAAGGGGCAGGAGTAATGCAGGTCAAGGCGCTGCGTGATGTGGAAGTCACCAACGACGACAAGGGCACCGTCGAAGCGGTGTTCTCCACGTTCAATGTCGTCGATTCCGATGGGGACGTTACTCTGCCCGGCGCGTTCGAGGACGGCGCCCGCTGGAAGATCTCCGCCTACGGGCACCAGTCGTGGATGGGTGCGTTGCCGGCCGGTAAGGGCACGGTCCGCACCACCGGCACCGAAGCTGTCCTGACCGGGCAGTTCTTCATGAACACCGCACACGGCCGGGACACGTTCGAGGTCGTCAAACAGATGGGCGACTTGCAGGAATGGTCCTACTCGGTGCACCCGGTCAAGCACTCCTACGGCGAGTTCGAGGGCCGGCAGGTGCGGTTCCTGGAACAGCTTGGTCCCGGTGAGGTGTCTCCGGTGCTGGCCGGCGCCGGGGTGGGCACCCGCACCCTGGCCGTGAAGGCCGGCCTCACATTCTCCGACGAGGCGACGGCGGTCCTGGCCGACGTCACCGCCCTCGTCGACCGCGCCGCGGACGTCCTGGCGAAGCGGCAGCACAAGGGCAAAGGACTCGGCGCGGACTCACGCGCCCTGGTCGAGCAGGTCGCCGAACAGCTCACACGCTTCGAGTACCTGCTCGCCGAGCCCACCGCAACCCATCACGACGAGCTGCGGCGGATGAAGTTGCAGCTCATCGCTAGGACGAGAGGCATCATCAATGTCTGACCTGTTGGAGTTCCCCGCGCTCACCGAGGCGCAGGGCAAGCTTGACGCGAAGAACAAGGAACTACACGACATCTTCACCGAGGCCGGCCCGGACCTGGACATGGCGGCGGTGAAGTCGCTGTCCGGTGACTCGGCGGCGAAGGTCGACTACATCCAGACCCTGAACAAGGAGATCGACGACCTCGGCCACGAGGTCGAAAAGCACCGCAGTACCGCGACGGCGGCGCAGCGCGCCCGCCAGTGGGCGGCCAGCAGGGAACGCGGCGCCGAACCGGGCGAGGACACCAAGACCACCGGGCAGGGTGAGCCGCGGTCCACCAAGAGCCTCGGTGAGCTGTTCGTCGCCTCGGCGGCGTTCAAGGGTAAGCAGGGCAACATCGGCCCTGAGGCGCACCTCGACGTTGACCTGAAGACCCTGATGACCACGACCGCCGGGTGGACGCCGGAAACGACGCGTACCGGAACGGTGGTCGAGTTCGCCACCCGCCCGGTTCAGGTCATCGACCTGATCCCGCAGACGACCACCGGGCAGGCCGCGGTGGTGTACATGGAGGAGACGACGTTCACCAACGCCGCGGCGGAGGCCGCGGAGGGCGGCGCCTACGCCGAGTCGGCCCTGGAACTGACCGAGCAGTCCAGCCCGGTCCGGAAGATCGCCACGTTCCTGCCGATCACCGACGAGCAGCTCGAAGACGTCCAGCAGGCCCGCGGGTACGTGGACAACCGGCTGCGGTTCATGCTGCGGCAGCGCCTCGACGGGCAAATCCTCGTCGGTAACGGCACCGCACCAAACCTGCGCGGCATCAACAACGTGGTCGGTATCCAGACGCAGGCCAAGGGCGGCGACCCCACCCCGGACGCGTTCTACAAGGCGATGACGAAGATCCGGGTCACCGGCCGGGCGATGCCCTCGGCGCACATCATGCACCCCAACGACTGGCAGGACATTCGGCTGCTTCGCACCGCAGACGGGATCTACATCTGGGGTTCCCCGTCGGAGGCCGGGCCGGCGCGGCTGTGGGGGCTGCCGGTAGCGGAGTCCGACGCCCAGACCGAGAACACCGGCCTGGTCCTCGACACCTCGTTCACGGAACTGTCGACGCGCCGCGGTGTCGACGTGCAGGTCTCCAACTCGCACAGCACGTACTTCGTCGAGGGTAAGCAAGCAGTCCGCGCGGACGTGCGGGTGGCGTTCATCGTCTACCGGCCGGCAGCGGTCTGCACGGTCACCGACATCTGACCCCCGATCCCGGCAGCGGCACCCCCGGCGGGTGCCGCTGCCACCTACCCGAAGGGACAACCACATGCCCGTGGTTCGTGGCATCCCGACCGACGGTATCCCCGCCAACACCTTCACCAAGGCCGGGGCGTTGGTGGCAAACGACTTCGCCGGTCAGTGCGTGATTGGCTCTCTGGCCATCGACACTGCCGCCGGGACGCTCTACATCTGCACCGCCACCAACGGGACCACCACATCAACGTGGACCGTGGCCGGCACACAAACCTGACCAGCCTTTCGCCCACATCACGGCACGAAGGAGCAACGATCCCATGCCACCAGGACAGCCCGCCCACCAGCGGCTATGGCGAACAGCAGACGGCAGGCTGGTCATCGACGGCGACCCCGCCGCGATGACTCTCGCCTACGCCGCCGGCGACAGGATCACCGAGAAGGACGTCGAGGCCTACGGGCAGCTGATGAAGCCCGCGGACACCGCCACAGACGACGACACCACGGCGCCGCCCGCGGACACGCCTCGCGCCCGCAAGGCGCAGAAGTAGACCATGGCCCTCGTCAACAGCTTCGAGGGCGGCCTCGACGGACTCACCGTCACCACCGGCAACTCCGGGGGCGGGTCCGGTGACGCGTGGACGCTGGCCGCCGACACCGCCGGCGGCACGTGCACCTACTCGTCGACGGGTGCGGCGCACGGGTCGCTGTGCATGTCTGTCACCCTCGGCGCCACCACCGGCCCGCAGCGGCGCGGGTGGGCGGTCAACGACGGCAACGCCACCAGCGTCCAGCACTTCCGCTTCTACCTCGACCCCGCGTCCATCGGCGGGGGTGCGGTGTCCGTGCTGCGGGGCATGAACGCTGGGTCGACTGGTCAGCGGTTCCGGGTGCAGGTCACCGCCGCGGGTGTGCTGACCTTGCGCGGCAACACGAACGGGATCGTGTGGACGTCGACGGCCCTCTCCGCTGGCACACAGTGGCGGGTGGAAGTGTCGGCCGCGGGGTCCACCTCCGCCGTCGGTCGGGTGCGGGTCTACGCCGGCGACTCGACCAGCACCACCCAGGACTCGGGAGACCTGACCGGCCTGAACCTCGGCGGTCCGATCCGGGAGGTGTGGTTCGGCCAAACCTCCGCCAGCGCGGGCGTGTCGGTGCGCCTGGACGACTGTGGCTGGTCGGACACGGCGCTGCTCGGCCCAGCCTCCGACCCGGTGGCCGCCAACGCCACCTCCGTGTCAGCGGCAGCGGCTACGTACGGCTCCACGTCCACGGTTGCCGCTTTCTACTCGTCGACACCGGAGGTGGCCGATGGCTGAGTTGTTCTACGCCAACACCGCCGAGTTGGCGACCGTGAGCAACACCTTTACCGTGTCGGGGACGCCGACGGATCCGACCACGATCAGCCTGGTCATCACCGACCCGACGGGCACCGCCACCACCTACACGTACGCCGCCGCGCAGATCACCCGATCGGGCACCGGCGTCTACACCAAGGACATCCCGTGCTCGGCGGCGGGTGTGTGGACGTACGTGTGGATCGGCACCGGCGCCGCGTCCGACGTGACCGCCGGCACCTGGACCGTGCAATCCACGAGCCTCGGACAGCTCTACTGCACCCCGGAGCGGCTGAAATCACGGGTCAACACCACCAAAACCGACCGCGACGCCGAGGTCCTCGGCGCTCTGCTCGCGGTGTCCCGGTGGATCGAGGACCACTGCGACCGCGTCTTCTACCGCGTCACCGAGACCCGCACCTACTCGGCATCGACCCTGCACACGGTGTCCGTGCACGACCTGGTGTCGGTGACCAGTATCGCTACCGACACCGCTGAGGACGGCACCTACACCACCATCTGGTCGCCGAGCGACTACCAGCTACTCAGGGGCGCCGTGCTGCGTCCGGCTGAGCGCCCGTACACCGCTATCAAGGCCGTCGGCGGCCATACCTTCCCGCTGGACCGCCCGACAGGGCGACAGGAGCTGGTGCGGGTACACGGGGTGTTCGGGTGGCCGGCCGTGCCGTCCCCGGTGCAGGAGGCCGCCGCGATCTGGGCAACCGACCTGCTCAAGCTCGGCACGATGGCATTCGGGATCGCCGGCTACGGCGAGTACGGGGCCGTACGAGCCCGCCCGAACCCCATCGTGGAGGCGCTACTCGCCCCATACCAGCGGCACCCGGTGCAGGTGGCGTGACCATGGCTGCCTCCCTCGACGACATCATGACCGCGATCGGTCAGCGACTGGACACGATCGACGGGCTCAACGGCTACGGACACGCCCCCGACGGGCTGCCGGTGCCGTGCGCGTTCACCCTCGTCCCGTCCGTGCCCTCCTACCGAGAGGCCATGAGGCGCGGCACCTACATCCTGCTCATCACGGTGCCGGTGCTGACCTCCGCCCAGCTCGACAAGGAGGGGCAGCACCACCTTGCCCGCTACGCGGGCCCCACCGGCGCGCAATCCATCCGGGCCGCACTCGAGGACGGCGACAAGACCCTCGGCGGACTGGTCAACGACCTGGTCGTCGACAGCTTCGATGCCAACGGCCTCGAACAGGTCGGCTACGGCAGCTACTACGGCGGCACCTTCGCCGTTCGCGTTATCGCCCAAGGAGGGTAGATGGAGATCAAAACGTGCACGCCGATCGCAGGCACGTGTCACCAGCCGGCGGTCGGCACCGGTAAACGCCCGGTGGAGCACTGCCGCCGCCACTACCTGGAGGCGATCAGCGCGGACATCGTGCGCGCCGAGGTGCTCGGCGCGGTGGGCATCACTGATGTGCGTACCGGCCGCAGTGTCGAGCGGGGCGGGATGGTCGAGTTGGATCCGGTGGAGACCAGCATCGCGCAGCTTGTCTACGCCGGACACATTCGGGTGCTCGACACCGACCCGAAACCGGCCAAGAAGGGCTGAGCGTGACGACGTTCGCGGCGAACAACATCACCACGTGGTTCGCCGGATACGACATGACCACCGACCTGTCCCAAACCACGATGCCCATCGAGTTCGAGGCGCGTGACGCGACGACGTACGCACCGCCCGGTCAGCGCACCGCCCGGTCCCGTAACGCTGGCCTGGAGGATGTGTCGTCGCAGGTGGCGGGGTTCTGGCAGGCGGCGAACGCGGTGGACGAGACCGTGTTCACCGCGCTCGGCGGTGCGGTGCAGGTGATCACCCACTCACACGACGGCGCGGAGGGCAGCCCGGCCTACTTCTACCAGGCGCGCACCCTCTCCTACCAGGTGTTCGGTGCGGTCGGTGAGATGGCGCCGTTCTCCCTGACCGCGCAGAGCAGCAAGGGCAACCAAGCGGTCGGCGCGGTCCGCGGCACCATCCTGAAGACCAAGAGCACCGTGGACGCGACGGGCCCGACGGGCACCGCCGTCGACCTCGGCGCGGTGCCCGTCGGGCAGTACCTGTACGCCGTGCTGCACGTCATGGACCCGGGCACCACCGTCACCGCGGCCCTGGAGTCCGACACCGACAACACCTTCGCCGCGGCGACAACACGGATCACGTTTGGGCCGATCACGACGGTGGGCGGCACCTGGGCAACCCGGGTCGCCGGGCCGATCGGCGACACCTGGTATCGGCTGCGCATCACCGCGGTCACCGGTACCGCAACCATCGCCTGCGTCGCAGGCATCAAATGAGAGGGGGCGAGGGATGAGCACGTTTGCCCTGGTGGATGCCCGCGTCGAGGTCAACGCCGTGGACCTGTCGGCCTGGATCACGTCCGTGCAGCTACCGATCGAGTTCGAAGCGCTCGAGACCACGGCGATGGGTAACACCGCCCGGTCGCGGCTCGCCGGCCTCGAAGACTCCACCATCACACTCAACTTCAACGACGACTTCGCCGCGTCGGCGGTGGACGCCACGATCTGGGCCGCGCGCCGCACTGTCGTGGTGATCCGGGTACGCCCAACGTCAGCGGCGATCAGCGCCACGAACCCCGAGTACGTCGGCGCGTACCTGGTGTCCCAGATCAACCCCTTCGGTGCCGGCGTGGGGGAGCTGGCGACGCGGTCTGTGGCGTGGCCCCTGTCCGACCCGGACGGCGTCGCCCGCAACACCGCCTGAGGAGACACGGTCATGCGTGCTGAGATCGAACTCGACCGGACCGGCGGGCGCGTCATACTCGACGGCACCGACGTATCCGGGGCTGTACGGCGCCTTACTGTCCGGGCTAAGGCCGGGCGCCCTTCGGACATCGAACTGGACCTGAGCGTTGTCGACGTTACGCGCATCGACAGTGATCACGCGCAGGTTTTGAATCCGCCGGCCACCCGGGACGCGCTGGTGACGCTTGGCTGGACCCCACCGCCTGAGCAGTAGCGGTGGGTTTCACCGTCCAGGTCGAGGCCGGGCGGCGTGACCTGACGACCGTACGGCGCAACCTGCGCCAGCTCGGCGACCGCGGCTTGTCCCGGCACCTATCCGCCGGCCTCCAGCGGGCGGCGAAGCCCCTCAAGCCGCAGGTGCAGCGGTCAGCGGTGCGGCTGTTGCCGTCCGGGTACGGGCCGCTGCTGTCCAAGAGCCTGCGGGTTCGTATGCAGACCCGGGAGCGACGCGGCCAGGCCAGCGTGCAGATCCGGGTGTTCGCTGACGGGCAGCGAGAGAAGCGGGACGTCCCGGCGGTCAACCGCGGCACGGTGCGGCATCCGGTGTTCGGGCGCCGCCGGCGGGCGTGGGTGGCCCAACGGGTGCGACGCGGATTCGTCGACCGGCCCGCCGCCCAGCTCGCGCCAGCGATGGCCCGGGAAATGCAGGCGGTCGTGGACCACATCGCCGACGTGATCACGAAAGGCTGACCGTGAGATTGCGCTTCACCTTCCACCCCGACGACCATGAGCGGTACGGCGACGGAACGTGGACCCTCGACCCGGAGGCGCTACTACGGCAGCCGGTCCGGGAGCTGATCGCCGTCGAGGCCGCAACCGGCCTGGGTATCCCCGGCATGCTGCTCGTCCTCGACAGGCCGACCGACCCCCGGTACACCACGGCGCTTCTGGCGGCCACGTGGGTGGCCCGCCGTCTCGGCGGGGTCACCGAGGCGTACGAGTCGTATGAGCCGCTGGTGTACCTGATGAACCTCGAACGGCTGGAGGACGACGAGGTCCCCCCGGGTGGGGCCTCCTCGTCCTCGCCGCAGAGCGAGGGGGCCTAGCCGCCCTGCTCGACGAGGTCGGGCCGATCCTGTCCCGGCACTTCGTGGCGCTGCACCCGGCGGCGCAGCGCGAGATGACGGCGCGGGAGATCAACGCCCACCTCACCGCCATCGCGCCTGAGCCCGCCGACGAACGGACGGCGTTGATGGCCCAACACCCTGGTCTGCGAGGGAGGTCGTGATGGCAGACGTCCGCGACATCCTGATCAATCTGCTGGGGCGGGAAACCGTCTCCGGTGCGGCGAAAAGGGCCGCTGACGGCGTCGGCAAGCTCGGCGACGGAATGCAGGCCACCGCTCGTGACGCCGACCGCCTCGACCGGGAGATCGAGCAAACCGAGGTCGCGCTGAAGGGCCTGGCCGCGCAGTTCGCCCGCACCGATGATGTGGCTCAGCGCATCGACCTGACGAAGACGATGCGTAAGCAGCAAACGGAGCTGCGTCGGCTGGTGCGCAACCGCGACATCATCAACGACGCCGTGCGGCAGGGCGAGGAGGCCGGCCGCGGGTTCGCGGTGTCGATGGTGGCCCGGATCGGGCCGATCCTGGCTCATGCGCCGCTGGGGCCGGCCGGGGCGGCGATCGGCGGGGTACTCGCCGCGTCGGTTGTGCCTGCGCTCGGTGCGGCTGTCGGTGGTGCGGTGCTCGGCGGAACCGCCGGTGTGGGTGTGCTCGGCGGTCTGGTGCTGGCCAGTAAGGACTCCCGGGTGCAGGCCGCCGGCAAGGCGCTCGGCCGGTCAGTTCTCGGAAGTCTGGAGGCCGGTCAGTTCGTGGAGCCCGCGGTGCGGGGTATCGAAATCATCTCCGACGCGTGGACCAGCATCACCGGGGATGTGGATGGCGCGTTCCGGGCGGCCTCGCGCCATGTGGAGCCCCTCGCCCGTGGCGTGGCCGGCCTGGCCCGCGAGCTGGGTCCGGCGCTACGCGACGGTATCGAGGCCGCCGGGCCGGCGATCCGGGAGATCTCCGACGGGCTACCACGGCTAGGCAGGGCACTCGGCGACCTGTTCGGCACCTTCGCCGACAACGCCGACGAGGGCGCCTCAGCGCTGCGGTTCCTCTTCCAGATGATGGAGACCGGCGTCTACACCGTGGGTGGCTTGGTCGACGCGCTGGGCTGGGTGTACCGGCGGACGCTGGACATCGGCGCGGCCGGCGCGGCGATGGCCGACACGCTGTGGGGGTGGCTGCCCGGCGCCGGCCCGAAAATCACTGAAGGCCGCAAGCGGATCACCGAGCTCAAGGACGCCCTCGAGGACACCGGCGAGGCCGGGCAGGCCGGCGGTGAACAGGTAGCCGGTGGCCTACGCAAGGTCGAGGACGCCGCCGGTGACGCTACCGCCGAGGTCAAATCGTTCGCGCAGGCCCTCGACGAATCCCTGGGCCGCGTGTACGCCTCCGAAGAGGCCAACATTCGGATGGCCTCAGCCCTGCGCCGCCTTACCGAGGCGGCCAAGGACGGCAAGGGCGCGGGTATCGACCCCCACACGGAGGCCGGGGAGCGGAACCGGCGGGCGTTGCTCGACGCTGCGCGGGCCGCGAACGACAACGCCGCGGCTATCCGGGAGACCACCGGCGACCATCAGCGGGCGGCGGCGATCGTTGAGCAGGCCCGTGCGGACTTCCTCCGCGCGGCCGACGCGATGGGCGTGGAGAGCCGCGAGGCGCACGCCCTCGCCACGCAGTTGTTCCGGATCCCGAACGTTGACCGGACGGTGTCAGTCGACGCCTCCGGCGCCCGCACCGCAGTAGCCGCCTACAAACGGTGGCTGGCCAGCGTCAACCTCGACAAGACCTCGACGGTCAGGCAGCGGATCATCGCCGAGCGGCACACCACCCGCGGCGGCGTCCGCGAGTTCTCGGCCGGCGGCTACGTGCGAGGCGCCGGTGCGAAAGGCGTCGACTCGGTGCCCGCCGTGCTGGCCCCGGGTGAGGGTGTGCTGACCTCGCAGGAGGTCGACAAGGTCGGCGGCGCGGCCGGCCTGGAGCGGCTACGGGCAGCGATCCGCGGTGACACCGGCAGCCGTTCGGCCCCATCGGCGCCGCCGGCGACGGTCGGCAGTTCCCCCGCCAGCGGAGGCCTCACCATTCGCGTCGAGGCGGGGGCCGGAGCACCCATGGAGCGGGCGTTCGCCGACATGTTTCTCGGCCTGATCCGGACCGGAGCGCTGCGGCTCGCGGTTGATCAGGGCCGGATACGGCCGGCCTGACGGGAGGAGTGCTAGTGGCGTTTCCCGCTGAACTGGATGTGACGGTGGAGCTTGATGTGGGCGGGTGGATGGACATCACCAGTGATGTCCTGACCGGCCACGGTCAGGTTGTGATCAGCCGTGGGCGGATGTCGGAGGGCTCTGAGTCGGTGCCGACGTCGGTATCGATGCCGATCCGCGCCACCACCGGCGCCTACAGCCCGCGGAACCCGACCGGCCCGTACTACGGGCTGTTAGGGCGCAACACCCAGGCCCGGGTGTACCGCGGTAGGCCGCACCTGGGTGCCGCCGGCGGCACCTCGGTGCCGTCCACATCACACGATGCGCCCACGGTCACCGCTACAACGGACGGGCTGCTGATCTGCGCGTGGGTAGCCGGGGCGCCGATCGACTACACGCTGCCGGTGAGCATGATGGCGGGGCCGGCGGAGACTGACGGCACCTATGCCACCATGGCCACCGCCTATGAAGCGGTGTTGTCCGGGGCGACCGGTGTCCGCAGCGCGACCGCCAGCGCGTCTCACAGTCACGTGGCGGCGTCCACCGTTGTGCACGGTGTGGCGATTGCGGTCGAGCAGACCCTGTCGGGCATCAGTGACACGCTGGCGAATGTCACCCTGACCACCGGGTCGGGGACGCAGGCCGGCTGGTGGCTGGTTGCCGTGCAGTGCTGGGCATCCGGCACGCAGATGCCGGATGCCCCGTACGGCGACGGCGGCGGCTGGATCCTCCTCGCCGACTCGCACATCACCGCCAGCTCGTCTCTACAGGTCCGGATGTGGGCGCGGCGAGTGGCGACGACCGGCGCGCAGACAGTGATCCTCGCCGGTACGGCCGCGGCCACGGCCGCCGACAACCACGCCGCTGTGTACGTACTCAGCGGGGTCAACGACTGGGACATTCGGGCCACGGTGGAGGTACCGGCATGGCCGCCACAGTGGGACGTTACCGGCACCGATGTGTGGGTGCCGGTAAGCGGCGCGGGGATCTTGCGCCGCCTTGATCAGGGAGCCTCGCCGCTCAAGTCGCCGATGCGGCGAGCAATCACCGAGACGGCTCCGGTCGCGTACTGGCCGATCGAGGATGGCTCCGGCTCCACCCAGGCCGCGTCCGGGCTAGTCGGCGGAACTCCGCTAACCGCTGCCGGTGAGATCGCCTGGGCGTCCGTTGCGTCGCCCGGTTCGTCGTCGCTGCCGGACTGGTCGAGGGAGACCGGTGGTCTGGCTGGCCCGGTCACCGGTGTCACGGACGGCGACGATTGGGCTATCCGGTGCCTGGTGCAGGTTAGCGCAGGCGCGGGCTGGGATGTGCTGACGCTCACGATGACCGGTGGCGACTACGACGAGCTGCGGATAGAGCTGTCGTCGGAGTTGTTTGTGGCAGCCGTGGCCTACGGACATGACTCATCTAGCTTCACCTATATTCTTACCGATTTCACCGACTACGGTGATGGTGAGCCACACTGGCTTGAGGTGGGGGCGGCCGACGCCGGCGGCGGAACCGTCACCTACACACTGCGGATCGACGGTGCCCTCCGGAGTTCCACCACCACGACCGGAGCGCCGGGCGTGCCGCACCGTCTCCACATCGGCCCGCGGGCGGATGGTACGGCCGCGCTCGGTCACATCGGTGTGTGGCGGGCGGCCCCATCCACGGCCACCTGGACGACCGTCGCTCCAGCCGTCAAGGGACACATCGACGAGACAGCCGGCCGCCGGATCGAGCGGCTGTGTCACGAGGAGGGCATCACCTGTCATGTCGTGGGTGACCCTGACGACACCGTGACGATGGGCCCGCAACCCACAGGCACCCTGCTGACCCTGTTGCGCCAGTGTGAGGACGTTGACCAGGGCATCCTCTACGAGCCGCGTGCAGTGCTGGGGCTGGCCTATCGAACCGTAAGGTCCCGATACAACCAGCCCGTCACCCTCGCCCTCACCTACGGCGCGGACGGTGAGGTGTCGCCGCCGCTGGAGCCCGTCGACGACGACCGGCACGTCCGTAACGACGTTACTGCCTCGCGGTCCGGCGGGTCGGCGTACCGGTATGAGGTGACGTCGGGTCCACTGTCCACGGCAGCACCGCCAGATGGTGTCGGCCGATACGACCACCAAGTGACTGTCCACGTCCCGGCCGACTCCCAGCTACGTGACCAGGCGTCATGGCGCACCCACCTAGGCACATGGGATGAGACCCGTTACCCCACCGTCCGCCTTGACCTTGCCGCGCTCGACCACGCGGGCAAACCCGCGCTGATCACGGCAGCCGCCGCGGTGGACGTAGGGGACCGGCTGACGATCGGATCTTCGCCTGTGTGGCTGCCACCGGACGGCATCGACCAGCACGCCGAGGGGTACACCGAAACCATCACCCAGTACGTCTGGGATCTGCGACTGGTGTGCGTGCCCGCAGGCCCGTACACGACGGCCGTGGCTGACGGCCCGCAGCGCGCCCCGGCGGACGGCTCCACCATCGCGGCCGTGTCCGAGTCCGCGCTGATGCTGACTCTGACCTCGACCGCCGAAAACGGCGCCTGGACGACGGACCCCGCGGATTTCCCCATGGACCTACACATCGGGGGTGAACGCGTGACTGCGACCGGGATCACCGGCACCGGGCTCACGCAGACCGTGACCCTGTCCGCCCGCGCCGTCAACGGGGTCAGCCGCTCCTGGCCGGACGGCACGGAGGTGCAGGTATGGGACCCGGCCATCGCACCGCTCTAACGGGAGAGGAAAGGAATGCCGGAGCTAATCGCGTCTGGGAACTGGCTTACGCCACCCCGACTAAACGGCCGGTATTACGAAGAGACAACGACAGGGTTTACCGTCGGCACTGATTTAACCCTGTTGAGTTTCGAGCTTCGGCGCACGGCTGGAGTATGCGCACTTAAGCTATACGTGCAATTCGATGTGACGGCCAACCTCGACGCATCGGGAAACCTGCCGGACAAGCTGCTGGGCACCCTGCCGGCAGGGTGGTGGCCGACCGGCCAGCCCGCCATGTGGGCCGGCGATAACGGCTTATACACGGTAACGGGCCGCATTAATGCTTCGAATGGAACTATTTTCGCGCACGCCGCGGGTGGCGATATCGCGGCAAACACAAAGCTGCGCCTCGCCGCAACTTACATCAACTGAAGGTGAGTAATGACTGCCATTCCACACCCAGTGCCGGACGAAAGCCCGGAGCAGCATATCGGCGAGCAGATCCCGGACCCCTGGGACGACCCCGCCCAGACTGACTGGCCCGCAGTGGAGGTGAACATCGATGGCGTGGACCGTGGTACCGAATCTGGATGAGGCCCGCGATCAGCTGAACGAGCGGTTCCCCGGCCGGGACACCAGGTCGGACGGGTCGATCGGCGACACTGCCCACCAGCGCTACCCGTCGTCGCACAACCCGGACCTCACCGGCCTGCCGGAATACCGGGACGGCGACGAGTTCAATGAGGTGCGGGCCCGGGACTTCGACGCCGACCTACGCGACCCGCACGGGGTCACGATGGAACAGGTCGTGCAGCTGTGGGTGACACTGGCTCGCGCCGGCGTGCTGTGGTGGGTGCGGTACATCATCTTCAACGGCCGCATCTGGCACCGCCGGCACCAGTTCGCCACGCACGCCTACACCGGGTCGAACCGGCACACCGGGCACTGCCATGTGACGTCGGAGTTCACCCAGGCCGCCGACACGGTACGAGGGACCGACTGGCGACTCGACCAGCTCGGCAAGCCGGCACCAGCGCCGCCACGGCCGGCCCCCGAGCCTGCGGTGGCGTTCCCGCTCCCGACCGGGCACTACTTCGGACCACGCGAGCGTGGTAACCGATCCGTGTCCGGCTACTACCGGCGCCGCTTCCGGGGCAAGGCCGACCGGCAGTGGCTGGCCGCCTGGACCAAACAGCTGACCCGCCGGGGCTGGCCCGCCGGGAAGGGTCGCCGCTACCTGCGCACGGCCGGCGCCGATGGCCTGTACGGGCCGGAGTACCGGGAGCTGATCAAGGCGTTCCAGGCGGACCAGGGCCTCACCCGGGATGGGCTGCTGGGCCGTAAGACGTGGGACGCCGCATACCGCAACCCAATCCGATAACCCTGGGAGATCCACGGTGGAGACGCTGCTCTTAATCGCCGCCGTCGGCACCGCTGCCGAGGTACTTCGCCGCGCTGTCCGCGGCACGCTGGCCACCAGCCGTAAACTGGCCAGGCTCGCGGACGACCTGCTCGGCGAGCCACCCCGGCCCGGCCTCTCCAAGGGGCGCCCCGGGTTGATGGACCGGGTGGTCCGCATCGAGGGCCGCCTGGACGCCCTCGAGGAACTGCGCCCCAACGGCGGCAGCTCGATCAAGGACCAGGTGGACCGGATCGCCCAGGCCACCGGTGCCGACCAGGCCGGGCGCTGACTCCGTGCTACAGCACGCGGCTGAGCCGCTCGCGCATCTCTGCCGCGTGCTGCTCGGCGAGGGTCATGTCGGCGCCAGCCGCCTGGAGCAGCTCCACGATTGGTCGGTTGATGCCGTGTGGGTCGACCAGCGCCACCCCGGCCTGGATACCCAGCAGCACGGGATCGTCGGTGACCGCCCGCACCGCGGCGACCGCCACCTCACGGGACACGTCCCGTCGATCGCCGGTGCCGTGCCGGCGGGCCACGCCGGACAGCTCGGCCAGGAGCAGCCGCTGCGGCTGCGGCAGTGACGGCACATCCATCCCCCGACCCTAACCAGGAGGCACCGTGCAGCCCACCATCGGCCGCATCGTCCACTACAAATCGAAGATCGACAACGGGCCGGGCGGTGACGTGGTATCGCCCGCCATCGTGATCCGCACCCGCGACACGACGGTGCCCGCCGTGATCGAGCGGTGGGGGCCGACGCCTCGCACCGTGGCCAGCGCCAGCGACCCCACCGTGACCCACGAGACAGCCGCCCGCCCGGACGGCTTCGTCGCCGAGCTGCCCGACGACCACACCGTGGACCTGCTCGTCCTCGGGCTCGGCCAGACATACCGCGAGTACGCGGTGCCCTACGGCCAAGGCCGCGGCCAGTGGTCCTATCCGAACGAGGAGACTCAATGACCCACGACTACCTGATCTCACTCATCCGCACCGCCGTCCCCGCCGCCGTCGGCGCCCTGCTCGCCTGGCTGGCCTCGACGGCGGGCGTTGTCCTCGACGGCGACTCGTCCACCGCCCTCACGGCTGGTGTGGTCGCGTTGGCGATGGCCGGCTACTACGCCCTCGTCCGGATGGCCGAGGCACGGTGGCCATGGCTGGGCGTCCTCCTCGGCACGCCGGCCGCGCCCACGTACGAGGCGCCGGCGCCCCGGCAGCAGTAGCCCTGCCGAACCAGCCATACCCGCCGGTGGTGGTGACTCGGGGGCACCACCACCCGGCGGACACCCTTCAGATACCCCTCGGTTGACGCGGGAGAGCTGATGACTGCCTGGACTGTGCACCACGGTGACGCCCTGACGATCCTGCCCACCCTGTCCGCCGCGAGCGTCGATCTCGTGCTGACCGACCCGCCATACAACTCCGGCGGCCGTACCCAATCTGACCGGACCAAGGACACCGCCCGCGGCAAATACGTATCCGGCGACGCCGCCCATCAGCTGCGGGATTTCGTCGGCGACAACCGCGACCAGCGCTCCTACACCGCCTGGCTGTCGCTGATCCTCGCCGACTGCCTCCGCGTCTCGAGGCCCGGCGCATCACTGCTCGTGTTCACCGACTGGCGGCAGTTGCCGGCCACCAGCGACGCCCTACAGGCCGGCGGCTGGCTGTGGCGCGGCATCATCTGCTGGCACAAACCCATCTCCCGCCCGCGTGTCGGCGGGTTCAAGGCCGACTGTGAGTTCCTGCTGTGGGGCTCGCACGGGCCGATCGACGCCACCCGCAACCCCGTCTACCTGCCCGGCCTCTACAGCGCCAGCCAGCCCCGCGGCAAGGGCAGGCAGCACATCACCCAGAAACCCGTCAGCCTGCTCGCCGACCTGGTCAGGGTATGCCCGCCCGGCGGCACGATCCTCGATCCGTTCGCCGGCTCCGGCTCCACCGGCGTTGCCGCCGTCGACGCCGGCCACCCGTTCGTCGGTATCGAGGCCAGCGCCCACTACGCCCAGATTGCACGACAGCGGATCACCGATGCCACCACCCAGCACACGCCCGGGTAGGATCGTCGATGCGGTGCCGCTGGGTCCACACCGAGGTACGCTGGCTCCGCGCGTCTCCCTATTGAGCGCCGAACCGGCACATGGTATGGTGGTAGATGTCCCCGCCCACGCGGGGGTGATCCGTCGCTAAGCACTCGGTGCGGGCATCACGGATTATTGTCCCCGCCTACGCGGGGTTCCCCACGAATGTGGGGGTGTCACGGTCGTTGGCCGGATCGCAGTCTCCTATGGAGACACTTCCCCACGCATGTGGGGGTTATAGCGTAACTAAGCCCCGGGCTGATGGCCCGGGGCTTAGTTACGCTATGGTCAGTCCTGCTACGCGCTCTAGGCCAGACTCAGCTAGCACGCACCGGGGCGTACAGCGCGTTTTCGCTGGTCTCCCATTCTCCTTCGCGAACCCATCCCGCGTTCTTAAGCGCCTCGTCGGCCTCATCGGCCACCCCTATCCTCCCTTCCTCATCGTCAACACGGGTGGCCAGCTCGGCCGTGTACACGGTTTTGTCGCCCCCCATGTACTCGGGGATTTCGTCGCCATCGCCGTTGAGGCGATATCCGCCGATCACGGCTTCAGTAATGTTTAGGTCACAGTACTCACCCGGGACAACATCCCGAGCCGTGCCAATGCAGGCAACGTGTGTGGTCATGGGTTTCTCCCTGTTCTTCTAGCGCAGACCGGGGCGTCAATGTTGCGAGCACTTCGCGACGCCGTATTACCTTGTGCCTTGACTTTAAAGGGTAGCCCGACAGGTTGTCAAGGGAGCCCTTTAACCGGTACTCTTTGATCTCATGAAGGAACCCGACTACGACGCCCTCCCCGTTAAGGAGGCTGACCGTCTGATCCAAAAGAAGATCGCCCACCACCGCGACCAGATGCAGTACTGGGGGCTACGACGCGGCCAACGGCTTCAACGCGAGTTAGACGCCGGACGCAAGCCGGCGCAGGTCGCCGTAGACATCGATACGTCGGCGCAGGTCGTCTATGACCTCACCCGCAAGGCGCGAAAGGCGGCAGCCTCCGCCGAGGGCCAGACCGACACCCCCTAGAAACAGGTGCGCCCCTGGGTCCGCGCTCGCAACGACAGCCCCAGGGACGACTTGACGGAGAGGTAGCTCCGGGTATGGCGTGGTGTAGGCGCATCGTGGCAGTCTCGACCATGCGGTACGTGCCGTGGACCCGCACGACCGGCCAGTATCGCTGTCGCCTACACGACTCAGGGGATCGTGTCGATGGGTGGCGGGTGCAGGTGACGGCGGAGCGGAGACAAGCGTGTCCGTAGCCCAAATCCAACGCAGCTCTGGGTGTCGTACCGTCCGTCTACCCTGGGGTCCGCTGGCCCGCCTTTGCCCCCGTGAAGGCGGGCCGGTGTACGTCGACCCAACTTCGTGGGACGGCCTACGCGGTCGTTATGACAGCTAGGACGGCCCGAGGCCAAGAGGACCGGGCTCGCCGACTGGGAGGTGAGGCGATGATCAGCGTCGTCGGTGTCGCGTCCCGCCGGGGCACCCGCGACCACAACGCGGACGCCGGCCACGCCTACCGAGGCGACGACGGCACCGTCGTCGCGGCGGTCATCGACGGCACCGGCAACTCAGCCGAGCTGGCCGAGCTGGCCGACGCGATGGCGATCGTCGTCGCCCGCGTCGGGTACCGGCGCGGCGGTCTCGCCGCTCTCATCACCGCCTCCGACCTGATCCACGAGGCCCACGACGCCGCTGCCGTCACGGTCCGGGTGGATCCCGACGGCGGGGTCCACACCCACTGGATCGGCGACTGCCGCGCCTGGTGGTGGACCGGTGCCGAACTGCGTCAGCTCACCACCGACCACACCATGGGCCAACTCCTGCGCGTCTCCGGCGGTGAGTCCGCCGCCCGGGTCGCCGCCACCCACGACCACTGGCTGCGCCTGGGTATCAGCGGTGCCACCCCCGCCACCGTCGCCGAGGTGAGCGGGCTCGACGTCGACAGCACGACGCTGGGCGTCGGCCAGCTGGTCCTGCTCACCTCCGACGGGGTCCACGACCAGCTCGACCAGGACACCATGCTCGAGCTGGTCGTGGCCCACGCCGCCGTTCCGCAGAGCCTGGCGGACGCACTGGTCGCCACCGCGAGGCCGGATCACCGGGGCTACCGGGATGACGCCACCGCGGTCGTCGTGGCGATGACCGCGGTGGCGCACGAATGATCCGGTCCCAACGACGGGTGCGCCGGCGCACCCGTCGTTGGTTTCGGTGCGAGCGTGGACACCGAACCGCACGCCGCGCTATCGGTCACGCACGCCCCGCCCACGCGGGGGTGATCCGTCGCTAAGCACTCGGTGGGTGCGGACGCAGGGTCGACTTGTCCCCGCCACGCGGGGTAGACGACAGCGCCCCGCCTGGCCTCACGGCCAGGCGGGGCGCTGTCGCGTGTGCGGGGTCAGTCATCGCCGCGTGTCGACTCGGCTCACCGGTCGGGGACGGTCGCCCGGCGCGTTGCGGGGGCGCCCCGCCTCCCTCGCATCGATCACCGCAGCGTCGAAAGCCGGATCGGTCTTACGCGCGTTGGACAGTGCGTCGTACGACCATCCCGTCGCAGCGACAGCGTCGATGATCGTGCGGCCAGCGCGCAGGAACTCCAGCACCGCTTCACGGTCCTCGGCGCCGAACCGGCGGGCCGGCGCGGCGTACTGACGGGACGGGGCACCCTGGATAGCGGCCGAATGTGCCTGCGTGCAGGTGTCCTCGCGGCAGCCGAGAGCATATCCGCGTGCGCCGCAGTCTCCGGGGCAGCGGAGCTGACGCACTGGACGCAGTGGAGGCGTGAGTCCACCCTCCTGGGCGGCTTGGACGAGCGCGGCGTCGTACTCGGGGTGACTGCGGCGGGCGCCACCCAGCCGATGTGGGCTGATCCCGGCCGTCTCGCACGCCGCTGTGAGTGAGGTGCCGCCGCGCACGGCGGTCAGGACTTGCTGGAGGATAGCCTCGTCGATGGGTGTGCGGGGTTGTGCCCCGGCCGCTTCGCGGCGGGCCGCGCTGTAGGGCGCGACCGTCGCATTGCACCGGTCCTTGCGGCAGCCGTATTTGTAGCCCTGGTAACGGCCGCAGTGAGGGCCGGGGCAGGTCCACCGCTCCCGGGCCTCACTGGCGTCCGGGGCTGCGCGCTGCACGTGATAGTGGACGGCCTGGGGGGTCACGTCGAGGGCGCGGCCGATGGCCGCCAGCGTCCATCCAGCATCGTGCGCTGTGCGAAGGGCGCTCGCAAATTCGGGGCCGCGCTCGCCGTGCAGATCCCTCAGTCTGACTGCAAGATCGTCGGGTAGATCCCGCTGGCGGTCGGCGCGCAGCCACGCCAGGGCGCGCTCCTGGTGGTAGTAGGCAGCGGTCGGCCCGGACTCACTCTGCACATAGCCGGCTGGCTGGAACATCTCAGGATGCGCCCTGATGTGCGCGTGGACGCCACTCACGTGCCGGCCGAGCTGCGCGGCCAGCATCTGGGCTGTGGCCATACCGTCGGGAACGGTATCGGTGCCCGCGCCCCCGTCCACGCCGCGCCGCGCCCATGCGGCGTCGACCTCGGTGAGGCGATACCGCGCGGGCCGGCGGTCGCTTTCTGCCCGGATGTCGGAGCGCCCCCTCAACCACCCGTAGAGGTAGGACTGATGCACGCCGTAGCGTGCGGCAAGCTCCGGCACGGTGGCGGTGCGTTCTGTGGTCACTGGTCCTTCTTCGCGTACTCGGCGAGCAGGCGGGTTACGACAGCGGCGAACCGCTCGCCGCGATCATCGGCGGCTTTCCGGGCGGCCTCCTGGACGGCTTTCGGGACACGAATGTTCAGGGGCGGGGTTGTTCCGGTGGTCTTCGGTCTACCACGGCGCTTCGGCTCAGGCATCAGTACTGGTCACCCTCCCGGCGGATCGCCCGCTCGTCGTAGCCGGCACGCACGTAGGTGATCCACTCGGCGGGGATCTCGTCTCGGATGGCGGGGTAGCCCTCGGCGACGGTGGTCATCACGTCGTCGTGCACGTCGGCCGGGACATCAACGCGCAGCAGGTGGAAGGTCTGGTGCTCATACCAGAGCCAGTCGGCCTCGACGCGTCCCCGTGGCGTGTCGGGGAAGACGCAGACCACGCCGTCATCGAAACCCTCGTCGGCGTCGTTCCACTTCCACGCGGGCGCGATGCCTGCGGCTGCCAGGGAGTTGCGGCAGACCAGCGGACCGCCGGTGTAGCTGGCGTCGGCGATGTGCCAGTAGGCAACGGTGGCGGCGGTCGTCTGCGTCATGGAATTAGTGTACGACACAAACTCTAATAGTGCACGACAAAAATGCACCCCATATGGATTCATCTCGCGCACCTAACGGCCTGTAGACGACAAGCGCCCCGCCTGGCCTCACGGCTGGTCGGGGCGCTGTCGCGTGTGCGGGGTCAGCGGCGGCCGGAGCGGATCTGATAGAGCCGGGCCGGCGTCACGCCGGCGGCTGCAGCAATGTCGTCTCGCCGCAGCTCAGTCCGCTGCATTGCCGTCCGCACCAGCTCGTCGCGGCGGGCGGTCAGGCGGCCGATCTCGCTGGTCACCTCCTCCAGCTCCACCAGTATCCGGGCGGCGGCCGTGGCGACGGCTCCGACACTGTACGACGCGTCAACTGCACGGGTGATCACCTCGACGCCGGCCGGAGTGAGGGTGCGGGTCGCGATGTCCCACAGCTCCGGGTCGTCGCGGATCTCATCCACATGCACCCGCACCGTGTCGACGGCAGCAGCGTGGGTGTCAATGCCGTGATGGTCGGCGAGGGTCCGGGCGAGATCGTCAATGCTGGTTCTGGTCATCGCTTCCTCCTGTGGCTCGGATACCAACAGCCTATAGCCTGCTATAGCTACACGTCAAGCATGCTATAAACGGCTGTGGTGCGGACCTGCCACAACGACCCGCCCCCGGCGGGGCCTGACAGCCGAGACGCTTGGGGGTACCCTCCGTTCATTGGTCCCCGCGCAGGCGGGGATGACCCACTGTCGCTTCGCGACATGCTCCCCACGTATGTGGGGTTGGGTCGCACAAACGCCCCGCCTGGCCTCACGGCCGGGCGGGGCGTTGTGGTGTCTGCGGTCGGTCAGAGGTCGTCAGCGGCCGGACTCAGCCGGCGACGCCGCTGTGGCCGACGTCGACCCGGCCCACACCCCGGTTCCTGGCAGCCGCAGTACCCACCGGCAGGCCGTAGTAGTTCCTGGTCCCCGGCGCACTGGTGCGTCTTGACCACGATTCCAGGGGCGCAGCCCAGGCAGCGCAGCGCCGGATCGATGGCCGGTCCTGGTGGCGGCGCCGGCGGGTTGTCGCCGGTCGCTCCGGTCACCAGTGACCTTCGTTCAGCCGGTCCGGATCCGGCGAAGGGTTCGGCGGACCATCCTTCCGGATCCGTTGGGGTAGCGGTGGTGGTGGCGGATTGCAACGCCAGGACCGGACACGCATGACAGGACATCCCCTTCCAGTTATCGGACGAGTGAGGGTCGTGGCAGTCGGGCTTACTGCCGACCCAGAACGTGCTCGGGTGGCGCCCAACTGCCCTGCCCCACCGAGGCCAGGTAGTCGTAGGCGTAGCCGGTGGGCGTGCACGGCCATCCGGTCCCGCAAACCGGGCACCGGTCCACGCGCGGCCAGTGCTCGACGATGATCCGCCGGGCGGACACGATCATCCGGTTACGCAGCTGCGCCGGCGACAAACCAATCGGGGTAGGCCGGGCGTGGGCGGCCATCACCGGGTGCAGGCCCGCTGCCGGGCCAACCGGGTCATCAACGGCCGCGTATCGAGGATCACCGTCGGCTGGTCGCGCAGCGGCCGGTAGGCGCCGGCCCGCGCCGTATACACGGTGGCCGGGCCGGTGGCGTCCAGCCGTGCGGAACGACGGCGTAAACGGCGGCGGAACAGCCGGATCATGCGCGTGCTCCCCTCGATCGGGTCGAGGCGGCAACGGCACTGGTGTCACCACCCAGGATGATCCTGCGGTGACACGTGGCTACTTGTCAGCGTGCGGGCTGTCCGTTATGCCGTAACGGACAAGCGGCGGACAGCCTCGGTGACCTGCCCAGCTAGCGGTAGCGAGGCGGTCGCGTCCGCGATCGCGCGAGCCTCGTCGAGGACCGACCGGGCGGTACTGGTGTCCCCGGCCTGCCTATGGGCCACCGCCAGGTGCACCAGATGCCGGCCGTGCCAGTCCGAGCCGCGGGCGTCCTCACTCGCCCCGGCGATCCCGGCAGTCAGCAGCCGCAGGGCTCGATCGTTGGCCCTGTCGTCCCGGGCGCCCAGGTACCGCCACACAATGCCCTGCTGCGTCGCGAAAAACGCGGGCGTGTACCAGTAGCCCCACGGTGACAAGGGCTGGCCGGTGGCCTGCTCGGCGAGGTCTGCGGCCTCGCTCAGTAGGCCGGTCACCTCGCGGGGTTGGGCGTCGGCCATCGCCAAACCCCGAGCGCCCTGCCCGGCCGAATACGCGCGCAGCGCCGTGTGGACGGCCTCGTCTCGCCGAGCCGCCCCGGACAGCGCGATCATGGACGACAAGTCGCCGTGCCCCTCGGCCTGGTGGCCTTGAAAGGAGAGCACGGCGGCGATCAAATCTCGATTCCCGGCCTCGGTCGCCCATTGCAGGGCGCGACCGAGCCACATTGTGGCGGCCTCGTCGTCGCCGGTGGCAATGCCCAGCCACCCTGCGAATTGCGCCCATTGCGCGGCCATATCCACCACCGCCGGCCGCACATGATGCCGGGCCTCCCGCAGCAGCGTCACGACTGTGTCGAGCTGCGCGCGGACCGGGGAGACGACCAGCGCCGCCCCGACGGCGTCCTCCAGGCGCCGGTAGTTGGCGAGCAGATCGCTCAGGGCGTTCACGGCGCCCCGGTCGACGCGGCGGGGATGCTGGGCTGCGTACGCGGCGCGCTCGCTGGTGGTGGGCATATCGGCGACCAGCGCGGCCAGGTGTCCGCCAGCGGCTAGGGCGTCGTCCAGACGCACGGCGATGTCCACGGTCGGCCGGGTGCGCCCGGTCTCCAACTGATGCAACAGGCTCTTGCCGTAGCTGACCGCCACGCCCAGTTGCCGCAGTGTCAGGCCGTGGGCTTCGCGCCGTTGCCGCAGGTCGCCGGCGAACCGCGGGTCCACGATGGTACGCGTACGCGGGGGCATCGAGTCTCCCAGGTAGAGGACTGGGCGGCGGCTCCGCCGGCCTCTACCCCGGCGGGCCGCCACAGTCGACGGTACTCCCCGCCCGTCATGTCACGCCGTAACGAACGGCCGTGTCGCCTTACACCGTCACTCGGTAGAAGGGGCGCACTTCGATTCGGAGTTGCGTGCCGACGACAGCGGGATCCGCGTTGGCAATCTTGGTGGCCTCTGGGACCGGGCGGTCGTAGATGACGACCCCGAGTAGGTCGCCCTCCAGTTTGCCGGTGACGTCGTGCATGGGGCCGGCGATGATGGCTACGCCGGAGGCGACCTGGTCCCGCATGTGCCGCATATGTCCTGGGGCGTTTCGCTGCCGATAGATGGGCTGGGTGCGGTCCCATGCAGGGCCCGCGTAGACCAGCACAACGCTGGTTGAGGGTGTGTCAGTCATGGGGCACAGGATGGCATCGGGTCGTGAGTATGGCCAGGGTCATCCGGCCGATTTAATGGTACACACCGGACATACCTGGTCGGCCGGCAGGTCGGACAGCTCAGGCTGATACCCGTCCGGGTACTCGAACACGACGAGTCGCCGGCCGTCCTCCGGGCCCATCGGAGACAGGATCACCATGTCAAGGGGCACACCTGGATCGGTAGGTTGGCTTCCGGGCTCGCGAAAGTACCGGCGGGCGGTAGGTGGATCTATGTTGATCAGCGGGTCAGCGGTCCAGCGTGCCTCGAAATCGGGAAAGCCGCTCATTTCCGTCAACCAGTCGTCGAAGGCGGCAACATTGCTCAGGCTGGCGTATAGGGCCCTTACGCGAGCGACGAACTCGTCGGCGAAACGCTCCCAGCGAACGAACACATGCCGTGTGTGGGGGTGGCCGAAAATCCATTTGGCGATGTTCCGCTCCGCCGGGGGCATGGCTCCGAAATCGACGAACCATTGTGCTACCGCTCGATTTGCGGCCAATACGCGCCAGGCGGCGTCGGTGACGTAGGCCGGATAGGGCAACGCGTCCACCATCCTTGCCAAGCCGGAATCGTGGCCTGTAGCGAACGATGCGGCCGGTCGTGCGGCGCCCACTGCGGCCCGCCACAGTGTGTGGCGCTCATCGGTGCTGAGGTGGAGCACATCGCCGAGGGTGTCGAGAAGTTCCGGGCCGGGCCGTGTGTGGCCGCTCTCGATGCCGGCGTAGGTGCGTAGGGAACAGCGGGCCGACGCGGCGATGTCTGCCTGTGTCACTCCGGCGCGTCGGGTGCGGGGTGGCAGTCCGAGGGCGGCGGGGGCGAGTCGGCTGCGCCAGTGGCGCAGCAGCGTACCGACATCCATAACGCGACATCCAATTCGTGAATCACCAAGCTTGCAATGGCATTGCAAGCAACATGATTCATCTTTTTTCTGCGCGAGCCAATGGGTTAGATAGAGGGTCCCCCGCCAGCCGGCGGAGGGGTCCTAACAGGCGAGATCTACCGACACGCAGCGAGAAGTCTTCCCATCTGTTCGTACATATGTTCGACTAGCGCGTTCCTGCGATCAGCGGAGGTTATCGACAACGCCATGGCCCACCCCTCACGCTTCCACCGTCGCCCGCCCGCCATGCCGCTGGTCACCCGCGCGGCTCACGCCGCCACGGCCGCCTACCAGCGCGCTGTGACCAGCAAGCGCGAACGCCTGTACCAGCAGGAGAACCATCGACTCCAGAGGGAGAACCAGCGACTCAGGGAAGAGGTCCGGCACTGCTACGACATCATCGACGTGATGGGCCGCGACATCGAAGCAGACGAGGAGCGTCACGCGCGGGAGGTAAAACAGGCGTACCTACGTGGTGTGGTTGCCGCGACCGGTGTCGTGAGGTGGCCGTCGGCTGAGACGTTGCGGGCGGCTCGCAACCTAGCACGCAAGGTTATCGATGCGGAGCGGCGGCGCGGTTGAGGACAACTTTGAGGACACATCAGTCATGTGAACACGACGGAAGTGGCCTACGCGAGGGAAGAAACATGCAGGTCGAGGGTGGTTTCATGTAGTCGTATTCGCCTCCATATCAACAATCACCATGCCCTCGTAATGCGTAGGTCGCGAGTTCGATTCTCGCAGGCGGCTCGGGATAACGAAGGGCCCGTGACCAGGCGAAACGCCAAGGTCGCGGGCCCTCGTCTTGATCAGTGCCAAGATCAAGGGTGTACATCAGGGTGTACCACCCTTGGGGAACAGGGTTTGGCCAATACGCTTCGTAGCGTCCCTGGCCATCGCGGACGCCACATGCGAGTACCCGCGAGTGACGCGGATATCGGAGTGTCCCAAGATCTCTTGGACGACCTCCAAGGCGACACCCTGCGCGATCAACAGGGTTGCTGCGGTGTGACGTCCGTCATGTACGCGGGCGTCTCGTACGCCAGCCGTTGCCAGTAAGTCCTTCCAGTCGTCGTAGTCATGGCCTGGGTCTAGCGGTCGCCCATCTGCGTGAGCGAACACAAGGCCGTGATCAACGTAGGCAGCTCCGGCGTACTGGCGTGCTCGGGTTGAGCGCCACCCGGACCGCAGACGACATCGCCGCCGGGGGCCCACGGGCGTCGAAAGCCGTTGACATGATCCTCGACCGGCTGCGGTCCATGCCCGCCACCGCCGAGCGGGCAAGGGTCATTCAGGACCTGTTCGGTGGGCCTGGCGAGGATCTGGGCGCGGCCATTTTCGCGCTCGACGTCGACAAGGCGTCGAAGGCGCTGGACGGGATGGCCGGCGCGTCGGATCGGGCTGGCAGGGCGTTGGAGGATTCCGCCGGGGCGAGGGTCGCCCGGTTTAAACGGACCGTCGAAACGAAGCTCATCGCCGCCCTGGGTAACGCCGTTACCTGGATTGAGAAGAACACCGACACAGCGAAGACCCTCGCGATGATTGTCGGTGGGGTGCTGGCCACCGCCCTCGCGGTAAAAGCCGTCATGGCAATCGTCGCGTTCGTGAAGGCGACCGCGGCCGGAGTCGCCGCCCTGGCCCGGTGGACCGTGGCCGCCATTTCCTGGTCGGTGCGGATGGTTGCGGCAGCGGGCCGGGCCACGGCCTCGGTCACGCGTGCCGCCGCAGCGCAGGTTGCCGCCGCCGGCCGTGCCACGGCTGCGATGGCGGTGTCGGTGGCCCGCACCGTGGCCGGGTGGGCGCTGATGGGGTTGTCGGCGTTGCGGGCTGCCGCGCAGATCGCTCTGGCGTGGCTGATCTCTCTCGGCCCGGTGGGGCTGGTCATCGCCGCTGTCGCCGCTGTCATCGCCATCGTGGTCCTGTTGTGGACGAAATGTGAGACGTTCCGGGAGATCGTCACCGCCGTGTGGAAGGCGGTAGCGGCCGGCGCGGTGTGGCTGTACGAGCACGGCATCAAACCCGCGTTCGATGGCATCGTCGCTGCGGCTGCGTGGGTGCGGGACCGGGTGGTAGCCACGTTTCACGGCTGGCAAGCGCTATTTAGCCGGGTCCGGTCATGGGTGTCGTCGGCCATGTCGTTCGTCTCCGGCCGGTTCAACGCTGTGGTGTCGGTGGCGAAAGCGCTGCCGGGCCGACTCCGGTCCGCGCTATCCAACGTCTCCGGCATCATCTCGGCGCCCTTCCGGGCCGCGTTCAATGCGATCTCAGGGTTCTGGAACCGTACCGCCGGGCGGCTGTCGTTCACCGCGCCGGACTGGATACCCGGGTTCCGCGGCAAGGGGTTCTCAATGCCCCGGTTGCCGCAGTTGCAGCACGGCGGGAACGCCGCCGCTGGCCGGTCATACCTGGTGGGTGAGCGCGGTCCGGAGGTGTTGACGATGGGGTCGCAGCCGGGGCACGTCACTTCGAACCGCGACATGTCGGCAGACACACATGTGACGGTGGTTATCGATGGGCGGGCGTTGGACGACAGCATGATGCGGGTCACCAGGGAGCGGGACCGGGGGTTGCGTCGCCGGGTGCTGGCGGGGGCGGGGGCACGCTGATGGCCGAATTCGAACTTTCCTACGATTCACAGCTATCCCGGGTGCGGCTCACAGGTACGGCGCCTGGCCTGGCTGACACGTTCACCCGCACCGTGGTGGAGCGGTCGACGAACGGTGTCCGGTGGACGGCGGTGCGGGGTGGCCTGGATCTGGCATGGATCGCCGGCGAGCTGTTGCGCCTGGACGACTACGAATTCGTGGACGGCACCCCGAACCTGTACCGGGTGCGAGTGATTGAGCCGAGTTCGGGATCCACCTTGTGGGTGGAGCAGGATCAAATCACGCCCAACCTTGACCGAGTATGGATCAAGACCCTTACGCGGCCGTACCTCAACCGGGCGGTGACGGTCAAGGACTACTCCGACGTGGATCGGCCTGCGCGCGGTGGTGTGTTCGAGGTGGTCGGCCGGTCCGTACCAGTGGCCGTATCCGACCTGCGCGGGTCGCGGCGTTGGACGATGGAGATCCTCATCGACACGCAGGCCGAGGCTGACGAGTTCGGCCTGGTCTTTGCCAGCGGTGACCCTCTGTACGTACACGTACCAGCTGACTGCGATGTGCCCGGCGGCTACGTGTCGCTGGGCACCGTCACCACCAGCAGGACCGCCCGACGTAGCTCCCGCCGAGTGATCGCACTGCCCTTCACGGAGGTGGCCGCACCCGGGCCGGACGTCGTGGGGGCGACCGTCACCTGGCAGTCCGTGCTGAACGCATACCCGACGTGGCAGGACGTGCTAGACGCCCACCCCACATGGGAATCGCTGCTGGAGCTGATCGGTGACCCGACCGACGAGATCGTGCCGTGAGGCCGGTCAGCGACCGGTTCCTGCGTACCGTGCGGGGCAGCCATCGTATGGCGGTAGAGGCTCGGGTCGTCACCCCCGGGCAGACTGGTGTGACCCCCGACGGTGTTGTCCTGGACGTCGTTGGTGGCGACGTCCAGCTCGACGCCACTGCCCAGGTGCGCTCCACCCTCGACCTGACCGTGATCGGCTCCGACCGTTGGCCCACCCGAGCGTCGGATCCTCTCGCCCCGTACGGCAACGAGATCCATGTCCGGCGGGGCATCCGGTACGGCAACGGCGTCACCGAGTGGGTCAGCCTCGGCTACCACCGCATTGAGTCTCCGTCACAGGACGAGGCGCCCGACGGGCCGATCCGAGTCGCGGCCCGGGACCGAATGGCCGGCATCATCGATGCCCGGCTGACCACAGCCCGCCAGTGGCCTGCCACGGCCACACTCGGCGAGGTGGTCGACGAGTTGGTGCAGGAGGTGTATCCGACAGCGGTCATCGAGTGGGATGACCTCACCTCGACCGACGCCCTCGGTCGAGCCGTGCTGTGCGAGCAGGAGCGCTACGAGTTTCTCAACGAGCTGGTCACCGCCCGCGGCAAGGTCTGGTATTGGGATCATCGCGGGCATCTGGTGATCCGTGATCCGCTGCCGCCGTCGTCGCCGGTGTTCACCGTCAACTCGGGCGCGGAGGGTGTGCTGGTGTCCCTGTCGCGGGAAATCTCCCGGGAGGGTGTCTACAACGCGGTGATCGCCAGCGGGGAGGGCGCCGACACGACGACACCGGCGCGGGCTGTGGTCGTTGACTACAACCCCCTGTCGCCAACGTATTGGGGCGGAGCGTTCGGTAGGGTGCCGCGTTTCTACGCCTCACCAATGATCACCACGAACCTACACGCCCAGGCTGCGGCCAAATCGCTACTGGTGCAGTCGCTGGGGTTGCCGTACTCGGTCGATTTCACGGTGGTGCCGAACCCGGCGCTGGAGCCGGGTGACCCGGTGCGGGTGGTCTACCCAGGCCGGTCCGAGGTGCATGTCATCGAGCAGATCACCGTGCCGCTAACCGCTAATGCAGCGATGGCGGCAGCCACACGGGAACAGACATTGATAACACTGGGGGTGCTGTGATGCGCGGCGACGACCTAGTGCCGCTGCTGAGTCAACCGGCGCCGTCTGGTGTCGGGTTCCGGCAGGGCGTGATCGTCGAATGGAACGGGACGACCGCGGAGAACACGGTCGCAGTCGCCGGCGGTATTATGCAGAATCTGCCGATCTTGAACACCAACGAGGCTCTATCCCTAGCCCCGGGGGCGGTGGTGGGGGTGCTCACCGCCGGGTCGACCTGGTTCATTTTGGGGCGGATTACCATCCCGGGTACACCCGAGGCCGCGTCTGCGCTCGCCGCCGTCTTTGCGCAGATTCAGGTATCCACGGACAACTCCACGGGCACCCGCAACGACGCCAGTTTCGGTGACCTGGCCGGGGCTGCGGTCGGCCCGTCCGTCGCCGTCAACATCAGCTCGGCAGGCCGGGCCCTAGTGCTCTGGTCTGCCGACTACGGCCAGTCGTCCGAATGGCGGGACATCACCACCGGCGGCATTTCGGTAGCCGTATCCGGGGCGACCACGATCGCCGCTAATGGCGCCTACAGCCTTGGTAGCTTCCTACAACATCCGGTTAGCCCTAACCCGGGATGGTCACTGGTAGCCGGTGGCCATCAGGGCGCAATGATGCACCTTTTCGAGGGCCTGAACGCGGGATCGAACACCTTACATTGAAATATCGGACCCGGTCGACGCCGGGGAATGTCGGGTTCTCGGCACGGCAAATCGCCGTTATAGCGATGTAAGGGAGAAAACATGGCAACGACGCCGGTCTACAACCTGCCATACCAAGCATTGGGGGACGCTCCGCACGGACCGAACCTCGGCCAGGACCTGGCCGAGGCGGTGGAGACGGAATTTCAGCGCCTCGACACCATCCTGACCGTGACCACAGGATTCACCGCATCGACTGGTTTCACAACTTTGGCGTTCCGGGGCATCCGCGCCGGGGCGGTGCACACGATCAAAATCCATGCCCAGGTCACCACGACGATAACGCTCGACAGCAGCGGTAATCTGCCGGACAAGCAGGTTGGCACGTTGCCGTCCGGCTGGTATGACACCACTGAGCCAACCATGATCTACGGCGACAACGGGCTGTACATCATTACCGGGATCATCAACGTCAACGGGACCGTCACACTGCGGGCCGCAGGCGGAAACGTCTCCGCGTCGACGAACATCCGGCTCAGCGCCACCTACGTCAAGTAGGGCGGAGGTGGCGAGGCTGGGGCCACACGTTGAGTTCACATGTGCCGAGCCCATAGGTGCTGCGCCGCATGATCGGGGCCGGGCCCGCGCCGGGGCACTCCTCATGTTTGTGGCCGAGCAGATGCCCGATCTCGTGAAGGACGATCCAGGTCCGCTGGTCGTCGAGGGTGCCACCAGTTGCGGCGAAGAGTGGACCTAGCCTGGTCCACGCTTCACCGGTGACGACGGCCAACTGCTGGTCATGGTGCGCATGGCCGATCACACCCGGCATCGATTCGGTGCGCCACGTCCCCGCGTGAACGATCCGCACCGTGAGGTGGTCCAGGTCAGTACGCCAGCCACGCGGGTCGCTGATGATGCGCTGGACTTCGCGGGCGACGTCGGCCTGCTCGATATCGAGCAGGCCCGCGGCCACCTCAACGGCGGGTGGCGCGTAGGTCGGCGGCGGGGTTGTCACGGCGGTTGGGTTCGCTTGTCCGGGTAGTGCGCCAGCCCAGGCAAGTCCGGCGAGCACCCACACGGCTGTCACGGCGGCGAAGAGGGCGATAAAAGTCCGTCGACTCATGAGATTCATGATCAACCCCTCTCGATGCATAACCATCTAGAAAGTGCAACCGATGGCGCGCGCAGCGGTTACGGCACTCGGCCAGCAACGCCAGGACCCGATACAACCTTGAAGGGAGGGGCATGTCTACCCCGCATCAAATCCCGGGTGAGAACCCAGAGCAGCACATCGGACCTGAGATCCCGGACCCGTGGGACGACCCCGAGCAGACCGACTGGCCAATCATGGAGGTGAGCACCGATGGCATGGACAGTGGTACCGAACCTGAATGAAGTCCGAGACCAGCTCGACAAGCGTTTCCCCGATCGTGACACCAGGTCGGACGGTGCGATCGGCGATACTGCCCACCAGGGCTACCCGTCGAGTCACAACCCGGACCGGACCGGCCGGCCGGAGTACCGCGACGGCGACCAGCTCGACGAGGTGCGCGCCCGGGACTTCGACGCCGACCTGCGCGACCCGCACGGGGTCACGATGGAACAGGTCGTGCAACTGTGGGTGACACTCGCCCGCTCCGGCGCCCTGTGGTGGGTGCGGTACATCATCTTCAACGGCCGCATCTGGCACCGCCGGTACGACTTCACCACCCGCACCTACACCGGCTCGAACCGGCACACCGGGCACTGCCACGTGACGTCGGAGTTCACCCAGGCAGCGGACACGGTGCGGGGGACGGACTGGCGACTCGACCAGCTCGGCACGCCGGCACCGGCGCCGCCACGGCCGGCCCCCGGCCCACCGGTGGCGTTCCCGCTGCCGGCCGGGCACTACTTCGGCCCACGCCGGGACGGGAACAGGTCGGTGTCCGGCTACTACCGGCGCCGATTCGCAGGCAAGACCGACCGGCAGTGGCTTACCGCCTGGACCACACAGCTGGTCCGCCGAGGCTGGCCGGCGGGCAAGGGCCGCCGGTATCTGCGCACGGCCGGCGCCGATGGCCTGTACGGGCCGGAGTACCAGGAGCTGATCAAGGCATTCCAGGCCGACCAAGGCCTCCACGTGGACGGGCTGCTGGGCCGTAAGACGTGGGACGCCGCCTACCGCAACCCGATCACCTAGCCGCACGTCAGGAGTCCCGCGGTGGAGACACTGCTCTACATCTCGGCGGTGATCGCGGCCGTCGGCGCCGCCGCCGAGGTACTCCGCCGCGCGGCCCGAGGCACGCTGGCCACCAGCCGCAAACTGGCCAGGCTCGTCGACGACATGCTCGGCGAGCCACCCCGGCCCGGCCTGCCCGGCGGGCGCCCCGGGTTGATGGACCGGGTGGGCCGCATCGAGGGCCGCCTGGACGCCCTCGAGGAGCTACGCCCCAACGGCGGCAACTCGATCAAGGACCAGGTGGACCGGATCGCCCACGCCACCGGCGCCGACAAGCCCGGGCGCTGACCGCGTGGGAACGGCGGAGGGATCCCGCCCTCACCGGCAAGCGGTGTGAACGGGATCCCCTCGAAGATCCGGCGTGCTCGGACTGCTATCCGGCGCAGCCGGGTACGTCGCCGGAGCAGTTGTCCGGGAGGTTCTCGACCACCAAGGTGCCACTGGCGATGTTCAGCTCGACCGTGCCACCCGCTTGGTTGAAGATCCCGCCGCCATCGGTGACAGCGGTGTTCTTGATAATTTTGGTGGAGAAGAGCGTGACGGTGCCGGTGGCCGCGTTGTAGATGCCACCTCCCTCCTCAGCCTGGTTGCCTGTCACCTTTGTGCGTCGCAGCATCGACGTACTGATATTGGTGAGGCCACCGCCGTTGCCTGTGGCGCTGTTCCTCTCGATTGCACTATCCTCGATAGTGACTTGATTGTTGAGGTTCACGAAGACCCCACCGCCGCTACCTCCGGCATGGTTTTTGGCAACAAAGACCTGCCTCAGTGTGAGGTTTACCCCGCCGGGTGCAGAGATACCGCCCCCGTTGTTGCGGCTAGTGTTGTTGACGATCTTGGATTTCACGACAACGACGGTCGCAGAAACGCCGACGATGCCACCTCCGGCGTTTCCCGCGTGGTTTCCTGTAATCTCGCTTCTGTCGATTACCGCAGTCCCCAAGGTGGCGACGGCACCACCGCTGTTGATTATGGTCCTGTTGTGAGCGAGGAAAGAGTCGATAATCTTGATTTGGCCTCGACTGAAAATGCCGCCACCATCGACCTGCGCGGTGTTGTGGGTCATGGCGGAATTGTTTATGATTGCACTGCCGAGGTTTAGAATGCCGCCGCCCCTGTTGCTGACATTCCGGGTGATGGTACTGCTGTTGGCGGTGAGTGATCCGCCGGCGTTGACGAAGACTCCCCCACCGTTGCCGTCGGTCTGTCCGCCGGTGATGGTGAGATGGTTGAGGGTGAGGTCGCCGCCGACCTCGACGGTGATGATGCGGAACTCGTCGACGGCGGCGGCACGTTTGATGGTGGTGTGTTTGCCGCCGTTGAGGGTGATGGGGGTAGTGATCGCGGGCAGGCCGGCGCCGTCGATGTCGGCGGTGAGCAGGTAGGTGCAGTCCTTGGCGAGGTCGAGCACGGCGCCGCCGCGAGCGTTAGCCAGGGTGATCGCGGCGATAAGTTTGTCGGCGTCGCAGGGGACCGGGATGCCCTTCGGCTTCTTCTCCTTTTTCCCCTTGCTCTTGTCGTTCGTGTTCTTGTCATCGCGGTGGTCGCCGGTGGAGGGCCGGTCGGTGGTGGTGGTGAGGGTGCGTGCGACAGCGTCAGCGGTCGGGAGGACGGCAACGCCGACGGTGGTCAGGGCCAGGCCAGTCATTCCGGCCAGCCCAGCGGCCCACCATCGTGACCTTGCTCGGCGTCCACCGAGCGAACCTGGTTCGTGTTCGTGGTGCTGGTTCATCAGATCTGGGTGTCCTTCCCCCGTGAACGACGAGGAACACCGCCATCACCCCGGGGCAGGCAGTTCCTCGGCTACCGGGCCGGCGGTAGCAACCACCCCGAGCTAAACCGACGGAGACCCTAACAAGACATGAACACAAAAAACGTGCCTAAACGAGACGTTGTCACTTTGCCAGACGTACAGCCCTACACCCTGAGAGGAATCGATGACTCACGACTACCTGATCAGCCTGATCCGTACCGCCGTCCCCGCCGCCGTTGGCGCCGCCCTCGCGTGGCTCGCCGCGGAGGCGGGGATCGTTCTCGACGGCGACTCGGGCACCGCCCTCACGGCTGGTGTGGTGGCGTTGGCGATGGCCGGCTACCACGCCCTCGTGCGGGTCGCCGAGACACGCTGGCCGTGGCTGGGTGTCCTACTGGGTACGCCGGCCGCCGAAGTACGAGGTGCCGGCCCGGTAGGGTCGTCGGTGCGGTGCCGCCGGTGACGTCCCGGCCGGCGCCGACCACCAAACGCGAGCGCCCCTGGCCGAGGCCGGGGGCGTATCGTCGTGTCGGGCCATCCGAGACACGCTCTAGCCGGGCTCAGGCAGGAAACAGGGTCGGCTCGCCGATCTCGTACGGCTCCTCGATCCAGATGCCGTCAACACACCTCGCCCGCAGTAGACCTTTATCCCAGGTCATCATCACGTTGACGCCGGCCTCCGCAGCCGATGCAAGATGGATTGCGTCGTAGTTGCCCAGGTGGTGCATGTAGGCATACTCCCGTGCCCGTAGGGCGATCCGCCGGGAAACTCGACCCGCACCAAGTTGGTGCTGTCTAGGGCATCTCGGCACCTGCGGTCGAGTTCAGGTGGGTAGGGATCGTTCTTGCCCCAGCCCCTCACCTCGACGTACGACAAGTCGGAGATCACGACCTCCAACTTCCTGGCTTCCGCTAGGCGCAGCACCGCAAGGACCGGCTCGCAGCCGTCCTTCTCAGTGACGGCGTAGATGAGGGTGTCCGAGTCGAGGTAAACCGAGGAAGGGCAGTCAGGACGCGCCACGGATCTCCCTCAGGTAGTCCACCGGGTCCATGCCGCCCGTAAGATTGGGGTCAAGGCCGATTAGGTCGGTAACCGGTGCCCCTTGTAGCACGTCAAGTGACCTCATCTTGACGCTAACGGGACGGTCCTCGGCGTCGCGGGTGAGCCGGCCGGCCACCTCGACGCGCTCACCCAGCGCCGACCGGATCTCGTCGGTCTGGCTCGAGTCGAACGTGACCGCGACCCTGTCCCCAGTGCGCTCGTGCCACAGCCCGGCTTCGCGGCGGCCGTGTACCGAGATCGCGTCGAGGCGGCCAACTACTGACCCAATGGAATGCCGCCGAGTCCGCACAGCCGCAGCCAGGTTCTCAGCGGCCTGTCGCGTCACCATGGCCCGCGGGCCTCGAGGTTCGCCGTCCTCGAGTAACTCCACGACCATGCCGTCGGATACGACAAGGCCGAGCAGTTGCGCCAGATCCGCCCCGGACCGTGCGGCCTGCAGGGTCCACCCGGAGGGCAACCCTTCCTGATCTTCGGCGGTGGCTAGGCCCATAATCGTCGTGCCGGCAAGCTCCTTGATCGTCACGGACGTAGCGCCGTCGGCGAGGCGGTTCGGGGCAAGCGTGGTGACGAGGCTACCGAGGCGCACCTCGGTGAAACTCCACGAGGTGTGGTCGCGGGAGGTAGGCCGTTTGAGGGTGGCGTCTTCGAGGCGTGTGAGCAGAATGAGGAACCGGTCAAGCACCGCGAGCGCGCGCCGCGCATCTGCCGATCCCTCCGGACCCGGCAGCGTGACCCGCAGTTCCGTGCTCATACCACCCACCATGTCACAGTCGTCCGACCCGGGGTACCGGCATAACGGCCTACTGTGCCTTGAGGTCACGCGCAGCCCGGAGCGGAAAAACGACAGCCCCACCTGGCCGCACGGCCGGGCGGGGCACTTCGTCGTGTCCGCGATCAGGCGTGGCCCTGTTGGGCCAGAATCAGTCGACCTTGACGCCGTTGTTGCGCCACGACTCTCCACCATCGGGAGTGTGCAGCTCACACGAAAACGTCGTTCGGACCGTCGCCCCGAAGCCGTTCTGGCTATCCACCTGGCCCTCGACGTAGAAATAGTCCACCCCACGACTCTCAATGCGCATCCCCGTGAACTGCGCAGTCGCCGGTGACCTCAACTGCGCGGTAATGATGTCCTGGCAGGCGGTCACCGCCTGATCCGAGGTGGAAGGCCGTAGCGCGGCCCAGGAGCCGATACCGATAGCGACAGCGAGGACCACAACGACGGCGGCGGCGATCCACGGCCACCGCCGCCGCTTGCGAACGGTCGGGGGCGTGGCAGCGAAGGTGGGGCTGGGCGGCGCCGGTTGCTGGGGGATGCGGCGTCTGCTCTTCGCGCGGATCGGTGGGGATCGGTGGGGATCGTCATCAGCGCACCGTACGTCTGGTCGTCAACCGTCCCCGCCGTGACACGCCCTGACCAGGCCCGCAGTACCCACCTGATGGGTCGAGGCTGGTCATGGGGTGAGACTCCATCGCTGTGTGCTGGACGGGTTGTCCACCCACAGCATGTGGTGACCGTCGTTCTGCACGGTCAGTCCGAGTTGCTCCACCTCGGGACGACCGGCTCTTACCCAACGTGTGTGCGTTGTGCACGTCTCGCCAGACGGGCCCGACCTGAATTACCTGCCCGTGCCCGACTCGCGCCCAGGAACCCACGCGGTTGGCGTAGATGTGCTCTGCCTGGTCGCCTGTACCGTCCGGTCCGGCGATGGTGATCTGCACGATGCCCGGACAGTGCAGGTGCAGCCAGGCAATGAAACTGTCGGCCCTCAGGTCGGGCGGGGCGTCTGCTGGGCTCCCGTCGCGCAGTGCCCCGGGGTCGAATGCGGCGTCGGGGATCATCGCCGCCGCGGGGTCGGCACGGGAGGTCATGAATGCGGCCCTGGCCGAGAATCGGCCAGAGGCTGTCTCGCCGCGTGGGTCCAGCCGCAGCTTGACGAGTCCGAGGCCAAGATTGGCGACGATAACGCCGCCCGGTACGCACTGGCGCAGCCACGCGGCGGGAACGCGATCGGTGCCGTAGGTGGCGATGATCCGGTCGTATGGCCCCTGCTCGGGCCAGCCTGCCGCGCCGTCACCGACCCGCAACGCGGGGTGGTAGCCGGCTCGGGCGAGGGCGGAGGAGGCGGTGGTGGACAGGGCCTGGTCGTACTCGACAGTGAACACCCGGTCGTCACCGAGTCGATGGCACAGCAAGGCCGCGTTGTAGCCGGTGCCGGTGCCGACCTCCAACACGGTGCTACCCGTGGTGACCTCGAGCGCCTCCAGCATGATGGCCATGACGGACGGTTGGCTGGAGGCGCTGGTGGCGGTCCCCGAGGAGTCGACCTGGGTCACCAACGGCACGTCGGAGTAGCAGACAGCTAGCCAGTGGTCGCGCTGCTCGGGGTTCGCGTTGCCGAGATACTCCAGGCCGGTAGCGGTGCGGTGCCAGCAGGTGGGGGCGAATGCGTGCCGCGGTACCTGCTCGAACGCTGAAATCCATGCCGGAGACTGGAGAGCACCGGCGGTGGTGAGTTTGGCGGCCAGCTCGTGTCGTGGCCCGGAGGTTGGGTCGGTCATACGCGCTCCCTGCTCAGCTCGGCGGCGATGGCTGCGGCGATCGGCAAACCGGTTTCCTGCTCGATCCATCCCCACTGCCCGTTCGGGTTGACCTCCAGAAACACCCACTCCCCGTCCGGTCTAACGACGAAGTCCATCGCCCCGAAGCGCAGGTCAAGCGCGGTCATGAAACGGCGGACCGCCGCATCCACCCGCGACGGGATAGTGGTGGGCTGGTAGGTCAGCGCGTCGTAGTCCGAACGCCAGTCCAGAGCGGCGGCGGGCGAGTGCGCATCGATCCGCGCGGCAAACAACTGCTCGCCGGCGACGGTGAGACGCACCTCGAACGCCTTGGCCACCTGCTCCTGGAGCAGATGCGCGGTGTGGGCTATCCCGGGGTCTCCCGCCTGCTCGACCGCTACCGTGCTGGTGGTGTGCAGCAGCCCGGCGTCTTTCGGGCTACCGGTCAACGTCTTGTAGATCAACCCGCCGGGGCAGGACTCAGCGAACGCCCGAGCGGCGGCGGGCACGTTGGTGATGATCGTGCGGGGCGTCGTGATCCCCGCGTGATGGGCTAACGAGAGTTGTCGTGGCTTGAAATCGGCGGCGGCGACCCGATCGGGGCGGTTGACCCACACCGCCGGTAGGGCCGTGAGGACGCCACCGAAGCCGTGCAGCGCCTCGTCATGCGCCCACACCCGCTCACCGTCGGACATGCCATCAGGCAGCACGAACTCGGTAGGGCGCCGGTAGTAGACGGCGGTGATATCCGACAGCCGCACCGTCCGGTGCCTGCCGCACAGGGCTCCGATCCAGGCGCCGTCCCAGGTCGCGGACAGGTGCAGGCGCTGCGGGAAGTCGGCGGTGTCAAAGCGCACCACCTCCTGCCCGACATCGTGGAGATGTTTGATCACCGGGTCGACGGTGACGTCGAGGGGGTGAGTAAGGATGAGGACTGCCATATCGCTCCTTCCAGTGCGACGGGGCGGCCCGCCGGCATGCATCACATGGCGGGCCGCCCGCTGCTGGGTCAGTCCTTGTCGTCCCAGAGCTGACCGTCCTCGCGGGTCTGCCGCACAGTCGCTGCGAGCGAACCACCAAGCTCGGCGTACGGCACGCCGTCAACGGTCGCGACCTGAAGCGTCGGGTCGTAGACGACACCGGTCAGATCCAGGGGGTTGTCCGGCATCGGCCGGGCCCGGCCGAACCCGAACGACACCGGCGTCGAGGTGGTAGCCGGGCCCGGCGCAGTGCGTGGGCCCCGGTGTAGCCGCAGCGCTGTAGGCGCGAGACTTGACGCTCCCATGATCGAATTCCTTCCGTTCGCCGGCCGTCACGTGCGGCCGGTCATCCAGGGGGTGATGGAGCGCAGAGATCACACGGCCGGGCCTACCGCCGGCCCAGGACGTGCTCAGGTGGCACCCAACTGCCCTGCCCCACCGAGGCCAGATAGTCGTAGGCGTAGCCGGTGGGCGTGCACGGCCACCCGGACCCGCAGACCGGGCACCGGTCGACGCGCGGCCAGTGTTCGGTGATGATCCGCCGAGCAGACAGGACCATCCGGTTACGCAACTGTGCTGGTGACAGACCAATCGGGGAGGGCCGGGCGTGGGCGGCCATCACCGCTGGCAGGCCCGCTGCCGGGCCAACCGGGTCATCAACGGCCGACTATCCAGGATCACCGTCGGCTGGTCGCGCAGTGGCCGGTAGGCGCCGGCCCGCCCGGCGTACACGGTGGCGGGGCCGGTGGCGTCCAACCGCCCGGAGCGGCGGCGTTGGCGGAACAGCCGGAACATGCGCGTACTCCCTCACCTCATTGCGGCGGGCCTTGATCCTCAGCATCGCTGCGCTTACCGTCCGTAGGGAGTACATAGGTGTCCACAGTCGTCCACAGATAGGCCGTGATCATGGCCGAAGAGATCGGGCAGGTGCTGCAATCGCTTAGGGAGGCTGCGGGGATCAGTGTCCGAGGTCTCGCCGAACGCACCCACTACTCCAAATCAGAGATCAGCTACGTCGAGAGAGGTGACCGTGTCGCGCATCCCCGCCTTGTCGCAGCCTGTGACCAGGTGTTGGGTACCGCGCCACTGCTGACCACCCTGTTGGAGCTGTCAGGAGAGGACCACGCCATGCGACGTCGAGCGCTGCTCAACACCCTCACCGCGGCGACCGGAGTTGCCGGGGTCACCGGCGCCACTGCGGTTGCCGACCTGATCCGGCACGGCCTGCTCGACGCCGCCGGCGAACCGCAGGACTGGCCGCAGGTCGTGGTAGACATGTCGCGGCGTCTGGTCGTGGACCCGTCGCCGGCGTTCGGTGCCGCCCTCCTCGGTCAGATACTGCTGTGCAAGCAGCAGATCGTGGATGCCGGCGCGACGCCGGAGCGGCTGCGCGGGGCTGCTCTGCTCGGCCAGTTGTACGGGCTGTGGCAGGGCAACCAGCGCGAGATCCCGGCTGCGCATGGCTGGTATCGGACGGCGGCGATGTTGGCCGACCGGTCCGGTGACACGGCCTCCCGAGTGTTCGTCCGTGCCAGAACGGCAAGCCGCGGGATCTTTGAGGGCTACACATTGCGCGAGGTAGACGCGCGAGCGAAGGAAGCTCTGGCCATTAGCTCCCGGCCATCGCTGGGCACTCTCGAAGCGCACTCCGCCCTGGTGCACGTGCAGGCCCTCGCCGAGGATCTGCCCGGGGGACGACGTGCCCTCGCCAAGATGCTGGAGGTGGCCGAAGGGCTGCCCGATACCGGCCCGGACAGCCCGGCTGCCCGCTCCCTGAGCTTCGCTCACTACCTGGAGTCCCGACTGGGCACGTCGACATCCGCGGACCGGGTTTGGGAAGAGGCCGAGTCAGTGCTGCAACCTTTGCCGGTGTGGTGGAGGGAAGCCCAGGCGTACTACGGGTTGTCTCTCGTGCGCCGGGGGGACGTCAGCGACGGCGTTTCGTACGCTCTCCAAGCCGTCCGGGCGCTGCCGTCGCCGGTGCACACGGTCGGGGTGGCCGTGGCCGATCTGCTGCGCGTGGTACCGGCCGCGCATCGGTCGTACGACCTGGACGAGTTGCGTACATATGCCGCCGTCGGCGGCGGGCCGTGGACGGTACCGTCGCGGGTATGACACAACCCCGCCGGCACACGCCAGAGCAGGCCGAGCAGGCACGCCGGGTGCGCAACACAGCCCGGCTGTCGGTGGAGCATGTCGAGTCGTTTCGCGATGATCCAAGGCGGGCCAGCCGCAACCCGTGCGACGACGAAACCTGCCGCCTCCACTGGGCTGAACCGGAGGACGCCGAGCACATCCGCAAAACCGGACTGCGACCGGACAGCGCCAGTTAGGTCTTTTCCGTCGACCGGGCTGCCACAGTCGACGGTACTCTCCGCCCGCCAGGTCACGCCGTCAGCGAACGGCCGTGTCGTCGTTACCTCGCGCGCAATAACACGAATGCGCTACCCTGACCAGACACCAAATCCTTACAGCCACCGCATTGTCGACGCCATGCGCGCAATAACACGGGACCGCAGTCCTGGCTAGGTGACAAAGCAGTCAGTGAACAGGCTGCGGGCAGGTGTCGGATATTCGAAAACCCGCGCCATGTGAAAAATCCTTGTGCGGATCTTGCTAATCGAATGTGGATCTGCTCGCTAAAATGGGTTCGCGAAGTGATCTGCGAACCGGTGGCGGGGCCTCCACCTCAGACAGTGGCCCGTCGCGCACGACCCCTCCCACGAAGATCTATCGACACGCGGCGAGAAGTCTTCCCATCTGTTCGTACATGTGTTCGACTAGCTCGCTCCTGTCCGGCAACCTACGGAGGTTTCGACAGCGCCATGACCCACCCCTTCAACTCACACCGCCGCCCACCCAAGCCACTGGTCGCCCGCGCGGCACACGCCGCCACCACCGCCTACCAGCGCGCAATGACGAGCAAGCGCGAACGCCTGTACCAGCAAGAGATCTACCGGCTCCGAAAGGAGGTGCAGCGGCTGAGAGACGAGATCGGGCGCCGTACAGAGGCCGAGGTGGACCATCTGGCGCGGGAGGTGGAGCAGGCATACCTCCGTGGCGTGGCCGCCGCGACCGTCACTGCGCACGCTGAGCAGCACCGTGCTGTAGATGAGGCTCTCGCGCGAGGGTTTGAGGCGGGGAGGGGAGTGGTGGGGCTGTCGGCGAATGGCGTTGGCCTAACCCCGGAGGTGATCGCAGCGGCTCGGGCAATCGCGCGGAAGCTACTGGGTGATGTGACGTAGGGGGTTGCGGCCCCTCGGTTACTGTGCGTCCAAGATCAAGGGTGTATATCAGGGTGTACTGCACCCCCTTGTTTGGCGCTGCACAGGCGTACGAATATGCAGGTCATGCATCGTCATGCAACAGTCTCCGAGAGCCTCGTAATGCGTAGGTCGACGGTTCGATTCCGTCAGGCGGCTCGGCATGACGAAGGGCCTGGTCACACCGCTGACCAGGCCCTTCGTCATGTCCGGGTTCGACCGATGGCGATCAACGTATCGGATGATCGGTATCTGAGGACACGCAGCTACCCTGCGCTCTTCCGAGCCTGACGCTCGGCAAGATCAGTCTGGGCAGCCGGTGACGTTGACGCAGTTGTTCGGCCGGTTTTTGACCACGGTGGTGCCGGTGGCGGTGTTCAACTCGACCGTGCCGCCCACCTCGTTGAAGATGCCCCCACCATCGGTGATGGCGGTATTCTTGACAACCTTGGTGGCGTAGAGGGTGATTGCGCCATCGGCATTGTTGTAGATGCCGCCGCCGAGGTCGGCCTGATTGTCGATAATTTTGGTGTTGCGGACGGTGGTGATTCCACCTTCGCTGTAGATGCCGCCGCCGTTGGCTCCGGCGGTGTTTTTCTCGATCGTGCTGTGCTCGACGGTGGCGGTGGCCCCATCGAGGACGGCGAGACCGCCACCGCCGGTCCCGCTGGCGGTGTTCCTGGCGAGGGTTACTCCCCCTAGGGCGAGCTGTGCCGCAGAGACAGCGATGCCGCCACCACCAAACGCGCTACAGGTATTATCGGTGATATCGGTGTCGGTGATACGGGTGATGGTGTTTGCCAGGCTGCTAACACCGCCTCCTAATCTGCCGCTGGTGTTGCCCTTGATGCTGCTTTCGGCGATGACGAGGGATTCGGCACCCGAGACCTGGTGGATGGCTCCACCGAAAGCGCCTGTCGTGTTTTCGAGAAACTGTGATTTGGTGACGGTGACAGTTCCTCGATTGTAGATGGCGCCACCGTCGTCACGTGCGCTGTTATGTATGAGGGTGGAGTGCGAGATGCGGGTGGTGCCACTGTTGTCGACGGCGCCGCCGTCGTTTCCGGCGATGTTTCCGGTGATGATGCTGTGGCTAATGGTTGCGGCGGCCCCTGCATCGACCGATATTCCTCCGCCACGGTCCGGATCGACTGTCTGTCCGCCGGTGATTTTCAGCTTGTTGAGGGTGAGGTCGCCGCCTGTGTTGACGGTGAGGATTCTGAATTGTTCGGCGGCGGCGGCGCGGGTGATGGTGGTGTGTTTGCCGCCGTTGAGGGTGATCGGGGTGGTGATGGCGGGCAGGCCGGCACCGTCGTCGATGGTGGCGGTGAGTAGGTAGGTGCAGTCTGTGGCGAGGTTGAGGACGGCGCCGCCGTGGGCGTTGGCGAGGGTGATCGCCGCGATCAGCGCATCGGCACTACATGGGACCGGTGTGCC